GTTGGAGGCTATCAAGGCGCAGACCAGTGCAGAAGACGACGCTGGTGAAAACTATCGCTGGGACGACAGGGAAGGCGCTTTGGACTTCGCTTATGCCACCGCCGCCCAAGCCCTCGCAGCCTACCACGAGGCCCAGCCATGAACCGGGGCAGGGCACAGCAGGCGCGCTGCGACGAACGGGCCGCGCGGGATCTGCGCGAACGGGAGTGTGGGCGCATGGCATCGCAGGCCACCGCAATCGCCCTGTGTGACGCGCAGATAGCAGCAATCGACAGCATTCAGGCCAGCATAGCGCGGGCAGAGGCACTTATCGCAGGACAGGAGAATTGATGGTGGCGAAGGAAGCACATACGCCGGGGCCTTGGGCGGTCTTCCCTTATTATTACGAACGGGGGGATGGCGAAGAGCATAGACTGATCGGGCTAGGCCAGTTTGATACTATCGCTGATGTTCGCATGGGATCGGACGACGTTCCCGGCGATCTAGAAGCCAACGCCTGCCTGATCGCAGCCGCGCCGGAATTGCTTGAGGCGCTGGAGGGTCTGTTGCCAGACTTCACGGGCGGTCTTGATCCCACCGAGCCAGAGTGCGTGGTTAAAGCCCGCGCAGCAATCGCCAAAGCACGAGGTGAAGCATGACCCGCGCCAGCACCTACGAGCGCACCCATCGCAGCGCGCCCCGCCTGGTCAAAGCAGGCGCACAGCTATCGCTTGCCGAGCAGATCGCCGCCTTCAAGCGCATCGAGCGCGAACAGGCGCAACTCCGGGCAGCGATTACCGCGCGAGGACGCAAGGCAGCAGAAGCGGACGGACGCAAGATGCTCCCGCGCTTCGAGGATATTTGCAGAGAGTTTGGAGATTGATGATGGCGGATGACATTAGCGGCCCCGGCGACAAGGCCGATTGCGGCCACCCGAACCCGATATGGTTCGCCGACAATGAACTGTGGAACGCCGTCATGGGCGGTGATGGGGCAACGGATGATCCCGGCGGCGTCCTCTGCCCGACGTGCTTCATGCTTAAGGCTGGCGAAGTCTTGCGCGTGTCCCGCACCGCCTCAAAGGCCGATAGCGCGCTGGTGGGGGAGTTGGTTCCGTGCCCGTTTTGTGGTGATACCGAGCCTTATCTTGAGCCTACAGGCACAAACTTTCGCATCGCCTGTAGCAACCCAGATTGCGCGGCCAGCGGTCCGAGCGGGCCGTCCGAAGGCTGTGCAGTCGGTGCATGGAATGGGGCCGCGCTTGCGCTGAATAGAGCAGCCGATGCCCTCGCCGCCCTCTCCGATAGGGATGTAGTGCTGGAAGAGGCTGCGAAGAAAATTGACCAGCGCGCCAGCTATCACGGCGACCAAGACCAAGGACCCCGCCGACAAGCTGCATGGAAAGAGGCCCGCGAATGTGCCGCCACCATCCGCGCACTCAAAGGAGGCGTTGATGAATAGCCGACAGACCGAGGAGGGGCAAAGCCTTCGGAACATCTGCAAGCCGACATCGACGGGGCGGGAGGTAAACCCGATGGTCCACCGCCACTGCGCCGCGCCCGAGCCTGACTATTCGATATGGTCCCACCCCCAACCGGAGTAACACAATGACCGACACAACAAAGCTGGCCGAGCGGATCGAGGCGCTGGAGGGAGAACGGGATGCTTGGCGCGATACTGCGAAGCAACTTGCCAACCGGCTTGAACACATCCTGCCGATGCTGGGGCCGAAGGCGCGCGAAGTTGAGCGCATGTGGTCATCGAAGGGCATCAAATTTATGCACGTCGATTATGGTCCGGATGGGGCTAAAACGAGCGGTGAGGATCGGGCGCAACTGCACCTCGACATTGCCGATGCGCTCGAAAGTGCCGAACCCATTACGAATATTGACGCGCACATTGATACCCTCCGCGCCCAGGAGGCCCACAATGGATAAGAGGATCGCTGAAATAGCCGGGAAGCTGACCGAGGCGCAGCGGGACTGGGTGCTGGCGATGCCCACGATACCCACCTCGCTTTCGCCGGAACAGTGGGATGCGATGCCGCCGCTCTATGTGCAGATGGAACCCGACGAATACGAACTCGGCTACCACTATCCGGTCTACTACGGGAGGAAAGAATGGCTCGGCTCCGCACAGGCCGACAAGCCGGTTGGCACGGAATGGTATCTTTCGGCGCAGTTGAACGAAACCGGCCTCGCCGTCCGCAAGCACCTCAACGGAGAGTAATGTGACCGCGCCCCGCCGCCTTGTCCCCGTTGCCCAAGTGAAGGAAATGTTCGAGTTCCTGCGCGAGCAGGGCATAGACGTGGCCCGGTGTGGCGTTGACATTGGCCCCGACTACGTAAAGGTTTCGCCGCCAGCCAACTCGAACGCGGGCGATTCCCTTGCCGACTATCTCGACCGGCCTTCACATAGTCCGCAAAAGGCTGGCCAGCGGTGAGGATCGCTGGTTCGTCTATGCATACCGAGGCGGGCCGCGTATCCATGTTCAGGATGGCGCTAAGCCCGCAATTACGCCTGCCCTGCTCGATCTTGCCTATGCTGCCCGACGCGAGCGGGGATCACCGGACGGGTTTGACCGCATACTCAACCTCTATCGGCAAAGCCCCGACTTCGCCAAGCTCAAGCCGGGAACGCAGCGGGACTACCGAATATGGCTAGACCGTATCTCGAAGAAGTGGGGCATGGCCCCCATCCGCGCATTCAACGCACCGGATGCGCGGGCAACGCTGGTGGCATGGCGGGACAGCATGGCCGACACGCCGCGCGCTGCAGATCGAGCAATCGGGACGCTGGCAACCGTGCTTGGCTGGGCATACGACCGTGGGCTGGTGTCGCAGAACGCCGCCAAGGGCATCAAACACCTGCACAAGACGAACCGGGCGGACCTGATATGGGAGCCGCGCCACTGGCAAGCGGTGAAGGACATAGCGCCGCACATAAAGCGGGCGCTTGTCCTCGCCAGCCTTACCGGGCTTCGGCAAGGGGATTTGCTCAACCTGCGATGGGAGCAGATACACCCGGCATATATAGCGACCACGACCGCCAAGACGGGCGGGGAGGCGGTTATACCGATGCACGACGAGCTGGCGCGGGCATTGATGGGTCCGGGGAAGGGGCGTGTCCTGTTGAACAGCAGGGCGCAGCCGTGGACCTCAAGTGGGTTCCAGTCGTCCTGGCGCAAGGCAATGCCCGAGGGCTTCGACCGCAAGTTTCACGACCTGCGCGGCACCTTTGTCACGCGGCTTGCGATAGCGGGCTTTTCGGACAGCGAGATTGCAGACGTTATCGGTTGGACAGCCGAGCGCGTCGCATCAATTCGCGCTCGATATGTGGACCGGGCGCGGGTTGCGAAAGCCCGAGCGGTGCGCCTTGCGGGGCCATCCGTTACTGGGTAGGGTGTAAACCGCTAAAGCAAGCCGTCGCTAAGTCCCTGTTTTGCGGTGCCGACTATCCGATTCGAACGGATGACCTGATGATTACAAATCAAACGGTATTTTCGGCAGAACAGTCACTTGGCGGTAGCGAACGGCCCGTGTCGGCCTTTACTGCTCAAGGACTTACCGATGGACTGTAAACCGGAAAACCAGTTCCCCTGCATCTGGGAAAAGGACACCCGCACAATCGAGGCGGTCAAGCTCGCGTCCGTTGACAGGCGGTTCGACAGGTTGGCGGGGGCCAAGTTCGAGCGCATCGCCCATAATGGGATGCACTGCGATCAGCCGTGGATACGCGTCACCTACGAGGGCGCAGTTTATGAAGCGCCGCTGCACGCGGTCGAGTTCATCCGCCTAGCCAGTAGTGAAGGAGAATAGATGATGGCGCAGTTCGTCACCGCCGAGTTCAACCGCCGCGCTGTTTGCCCTTGGGAAGCCTGGACCGCTGACAACCGCAATATGCTGGCGGCATTCGCAAGCGAGGCTTTGTTCCTCGCTTGCCTTCCCGAGATCGTGAAGGAGCAGGCGAAACGCCAAGGCTACGAATTGGAGGGGGATGAGTAAATGCTGCATCGCATGGCACTGGCTGGCGCGGCAATGACGCTCAATCTGCCGAGAAAGAAGCCGAAGCCCCGCCGCTACCGCTCGCCGCTTGGCCCGCCATACCCGACCACGCGCCAGCAACGCAGGGCGATGATGCGCGCAAGCAAAGCCGCCCTTGCCCGCCTAGCCACAGGAGACACTAATGTCAGATAAACAGACCAGCGACGAGGCGATGCAGTCAATCACGTGGTTCAAGCGCATTTGCGATACTCGCAATGAAGAACGCGACCGCTGCTATCATGTGATCTACGGAGCACTTGTGAACGAGGAACGGCCCGATGTGGTCGAGGCACTCAAGAGTGTGGCCCTCCAGATCATCGACCCACGCAAATGACGAGGACACCAGCCATGACTGAGGCAGAACGGGAGCGGGCGGCGATTGTCGAATGGCTGCGGAAAGAGTCGGGTGGGCCGCGCTTCTCTTCAATCGGCAGGGAATATGAATATTGGCGCGCTGCCGCAGAGTGCATCGAACGCCTCGACCACCACAAGGAGGACAGCAAACATGGATGATCTTAGGGAAGTGATAGCGCTTGCTCTGCTGAACGATGATCGCAAGGCAGGCGGATGGCCGGAGGTGAAGAGCCGAGAAACCATCCCGAACAGTGAAGGCTACCCGCGCAATGCCGACGCCGCCCTAGCAGCAATCAAGCAAGCCGGGTTCGTTGTGGTGCGTGCTGTGCCCACGGAGGCTATGGTGGAGGCTGGCGACGCCGCATTCTACGATGATGACGGGAGCGAAAGCCTCGCTCGCACCTACCGCGCCATGATCGAGGCATCCAATGCGCCTACCTAAGCCAGTCCAGGTGCTTATCGGTCTGGGGCTTATCGTGGGGGTGATTGGGGCGGTGGTCGGTTAGCCACACAGCCGGTCATAGACCTCGTTATGCGCCAGCACCTCGCCAAAGGTCTGCTCGGTGTCGAACATGTTGCCGGGATCGTCCGCGTTAGGCCCAACGGGATGCGGCTCTGCGCTAATCCTCTTGAATGACACGCAGTCGCTCACAGTTCGCAGGGGTTCGGGCTGTCCGCACGCACTGGTCATAGCGAGCGTTATCCCGATTGCGGCTAATGTCGTCACGCGCTTCATTGGCTGTCTCCGCCCGTTCGATGGTCTTGCGCAGGTCGCCTTCGCGCTGGACCTTTGCGCCGATCTCTTGGTTGTCCTTGTCGTCCGCATCTTCGCGGGCCTGTAGCCACAGAATGCCGCCGACGATTGCCGCCAGGAGGGCAAGCAGCCAGACCCACCGATGTAGGCCAAGCGCCTTCGTTCCAAGCCATGCTGCGATCATGACAGCATGGCCGCCACGAACAGGGCGGACGCCAACAGGACAGCTGCCGTGGGCCAACCACCCGTGTCTGCCTGCCACCACGCCTTGAAGCGCCGCCAGATAGCGCGGAGGATAAAGCCGCCATCTATGCTGCCGAGGGGCATCAGGTGCGCGTCCCTTCGATTAGGCCCCGAACGCGGATTTCCATCGCTGCTTCAGCGACCTGATACATCTCCGCAAGTTCCTTGACCGTCCTCCCTGCCGCCAGATGCTCTTTGATCTGCGTGGCGGGCATAAGGATTTGGACCGCCAGTTTGTTGGCCCTTGCGTTTTGCTTTGCAGTGAAGCCCGTCCCGTTTCTTTCCGCGCGCTCTGCCGCCTCTTTGTTCCACAAGTAGGATACCCGCTTCGCAGTCCTAGGCATCACTCAATTCCTTTCAGCTTCTCATCACCGCGCCGCCAGTAGGTAAAGCCAGCGGGGGCGACCAATGCGGCAAAGGCCATCGGGTCAAAGTCAGCACCCAGCACAGCCCGCGCTCCGTATGCGACCGCCACGATGGAAAACCCCCAGCGCGTGACGGGGCGGTTCAGCTTGTCGAGCCATTGGAAAAACGGCGTCTCGCATGGTGTTTTGTTCATGGCATGTTCCGTTGCCTCTGTCCAGCAAATAAATGACGTTTTCCGCTTGCTTTGCGGGCGCGGTTCTGTATTATGTGTGGAGAAAGGAAGTTGTGATGAGCAGGATTGGTGAGACCCTCAACGAATACGGCACTCCCGTTGCGAAATATCGCTGCGAAAGCTGCGGGGAGGTTTTCTCGGTGTGTCCGTCGCCTACGCCAGATGAAGACGAGCAATGGCGGGGCTGCCTGTGGGATGGGTGCGACAGTTACGACGAAAGCCGTGATATTGATAAGTGGTTTGATGAAGGGCGGGTTCGGGCAATCCCCATGGGCGACGGCAAAAGTCGCCTCGTCCCGCTCAAGGTAATCGACGGCGGACGCAACAACTAACCCCCACGCCACCGACAAAGGAGATTGAGTATGGACTGGCAGCCGATTGATACCGCGCCGAAGGACGGGCGGGCTGTTATTCTGGCCGCGTCACACGGCGTAAGCGTAGGCTGGTGGGAAGACAGCGAGCCGACCTTTAAATGGCGGTTCGTCGAAGACTTCGACCTAACGCCCACGGGTTGCTGCGATATGGAGAGCGAAGACCGCGTGCCCTGCAATGGAATGCACGCCGACACGCCGTCGCACTGGATGCCCCTACCGAAGGCACCCGATGCCTAACCCCCTCGACTACGCCACCCCAACAGAGAAGCGTAGGCTGGCAGAGATAGACGCTGCCCTTACTGCCCTAAGCCCTCTCCGAGCAGAGAGGCGCAAGATCATGGACCGTCTGCATAAGCGGAAGAAAGCGAGTGAAGGATGAGTGAAGGTAAATTCTTGCCTGATAACGAGCAGAGTTTTTACGACAGCGTAGTGGATGGACTGCGGCGGCAGGGTTGGAGCCGGATCGACGCTGAAGACGAAGCACTGGAAAGGCTGGAGCGGCATCGCGCCAACAGCGCCACTAACTCGCCACCCGCCAAGCAATAACCAATCCCACCGAGACAGCGGCACACCAAAAGGCGGCTATATTCCCTGTAGCGGCAATGCTCATACCGCCCACGAATAATCCGCCCTTCATGGCATCCCCCTAGGTTGCGAGTTTGAGTGCTTCCGCCTCGATATGGCCCACACGCCGCAGCCAGCCCTTGCCAAACACGCTAAAGGTCTTGAGGCGGCGATAGTAGCTGCGGCGATGCTCGGCATACTCCCGCACTAGGTCCGCGTCGGTGCGCTCATTCACCCGCGCCAGCGTCTTGGGGCCAATCTTTCCGTCAGGCGTAGCGCCCACCGCGATCTGCAAATATCGGATGGCGCGGGCAGGACCAGCGTTAACGCCGAAGTCAAACACCGACAGCGCGATTCCAGGCGGGAGGTCATCGCCTCGCACAGCGTCCCAATACCGGGCGCGATAGAGGGGCGCTACATCGGACACCGACAGCCCGCGCATTTCCGCTTCCGTAGCCTTGTGGCCCGTCCACGCCTCCCAAGTGTTCTGAGTGACGCCTAGGTTGGTTCTGCCGCCGGGATCTGACGGATGATTAACATAGCCGCCCTCCTGAGCCAGCAGGATAGGCAAGGCGCGGTCGAATGCATCAGCGCCCCGGCTTTCGGTCGCAAGTTGCTCGCCAGTCTCGCGCATGGCCGCGTCAATCGCAGCGTCCAGTGCGTCAACCTCGAATTGGCGGAACACGGGCTTGCGGTCGCGGCCTTTGAGTATCTCGCGCACAGCGTTGAAAATATGAGTGCGGTTCATCGCTCTAGTATCCTGATTAGGAGACGGGTTTCCTCGCCAACATCCCCGCCGCCACACAGGCGCTTGATGTGGTAGGCGATTAGCTTAACCTCGTCGGACTTGATCTCGCCAATGGCGCTCGCGGCCACGCAATCGGCAGCATCGCGGAGGGCTTGCGCGGCGCTATTCATCGCCAAAGTCGCCTTCGTCCACCACCAGCATTTCGGGGCATTCCTCCGGCAGCTTGGCGCAGAAGTCCGGCTCGAAAACCACCGTCAATTCCTCGTCGGGAAGCCCCTCGCACAAATCCCAATTGCTATAGGTGACAGGGTAGGGGGCAACGTAGTCCGCTGCATCTACGCCAATGTCGAAAATAGAGGGTATCATGGCGCACCTCTCAACTGGCGGTCACGTTCGACCAGTGCCTTTTCTACCGACCGCGCGATCCGCTGCTCGATATTGCGGGCGACCTCTTCAGCCGTAGGGGCGGCGGGAATGGGAAGGGGAGCAATCATGCCGCCCTCCCGAGCCTAAAGCCACGCTGGCTGTCGAAGTGAGCAATCGCGTCCGAGCCATCAAGCGTGAACCAAGTCAGGAATTCGATCTTAGCCTCTTCGCCGGTCTGCCGCGTGTAAGCCGCTTCAAGGCGCGCAATCATCTGCTCGTCCATCTCCTCGCGGAGCATGACGCCTTGAGTCCAGCTCACGCCGCCTCCTCCAGCATTTCAGGGCAGACCATAACGCGGCCAACTTGCCCGTATCGCTTGTGGTAGGTGATCGCCTGAGCCGCGCGGTCGGCAATCCAGCCCCCGCGCGCTGCATAGGCATCCCGGGCCGCCAGTGTCGGATGCTGCACAACCGTGACGCCGTTGTATTCCTTTTCGTCCCGATGGTGCCGGTGCCCGCAATGGATTTCACGGCGGCGGGTGCGGCCCCACGCCTGCGCGTATTGAGCCGCGAACAAGAGCGGAAGCTGTTCGTTCTTGACCTTGTGCCCATGATGGACGCCGATCATCGTTTCGCCCCATTCCACCACGTAGAAGGGGAGGTTGCTGTCGTTGACCGTCAAGCGCGGCTCATCTTCGTAAAGGACCGCGAAGCTGTCAGCCAGCCAGCCCATGCTGTCCTGATCGTGGTTGCCTTCCGCTAGGATAAGATGCACTTCCATGTGCGTTTCCAGCGCCATCCGGCAAAGCTCGCGGATAAGGCGGATAGCCGCCTTGCGGATCTTCGGGAAACGACTGTCAGCATCCAAGACATTGCCATGCCCAGGCGTAACTGGCGTCAGGCCATCCGTGTGCAGGAAGTCCCCCTGAATGTTGACCACTGCCGTGTGCGCAATGGGGCTTTGCGAAACCATTGCGGCCATCGCCTTGCGCAGAGTGCTTTCGGCAATCTGGAGGTCCCAATCCTGCCCGCCTTCGCGATGCCAAGCGAGCATTCCGAGATGGTAATCCGTGAAAGTGAAAAGGTTACAGAGGTCCGAGTTAGCAACCGCCGGAGCCTTGACCCGGGGCGCTGGCTCGATATCCGACTGGATGCCTTCGACTACTTCCCTAAGCGCCTCAAGTGCGCGGGTTTGGTCCGGTGACTGCCGCTCCCATACGCGCTCAACGCCGCCGGGGCCGCGCTGCACCGTAACCTTGCCCATAAGGTAGCCGGGGGCAACGCCGTCCTGGAAATGTCCCGGTGCATATCCCTCCCGAGCCGCCTTCTTGCGAACGTCGCGCAACACCTTGTCGGGATAGGTGCGGTCGGTGCCGCCTAGGGCCTCCGCAGCCGCAGGCCCGGTGCCGTGTTCTTCGTAAGCTTCAAGCACCTCGCGTTGGCGGTCGGTGCAATACGAATAAAGTTCAGGGTCGATCTTCAACAGAATCCTCCCGAAGAGCCTTGTGGCGACGAGCAATTTCTTTTATGAAAAGGGTATGCCGATACTTTCCGACCTGACAGGCCAGCGCTTCGGACGACTTGTCGTTTTGCACCGAGCACCCAACCGCAAGAAGCGAGTATTTTGGACTTGCCGATGTGATTGCGGCAAGAAGAAGAGAATCCTCGCTCAGTCCTTGCGCCAGAAGCGAACCGTTAGTTGCGGGTGCCATCGGGCCGAAGGCGCTAGGAAGCGGCGCAAAACGCATGGCGCGACAAAAACGCCAGAATACGCCACATGGCGGCACATTCTCAGCCGCTGCAACAATCCGAACACGGCTTACTATGATTGCTATGGCGGTCGCGGCATAGCGGTTTGCGAGCGATGGACGACCTTTGAAAACTTTCGCTCCGACATGGGGCCGAAGCCCTCCGAGAAGCACAGCATAGACAGGATTGACCCGGACGGGGACTATTCGCCGGACAACTGCCGATGGGCGTCCCCTGAGGTACAGCAAGGCAATCGCCGCTTCTGCTACCGCATTCACCATAACGGCAAAGTCTTCAGCCTAGCCGCCCTTGCGAGGGAGGTCGGGGCGGAGAGAGGCAAACTCCACTCCCGCATAAAAGCGAGAGGCATAAAGCAAAAAGAGTTTGATTCCGCCATATTGTTATGATAGCGCGGCCCACCTTCGCGGACTACGTTGTTCTGTAAATGTTCGGGGAAAACTCAGTCTTGCTCGTCAAGCTTCTTGAGTAGCCGTTGCAGGTCGCCCTTCGACAACTGGCGCTCCCACGCCCGCAATTCTTGCTCTGCTTGGGCGGCTTCACCGGGGGCGGCATAGCGGGCAAGGTGCTGCCAACCGCGCGCCTTCAGATACCGCACCACCTCTTGCGTCGAGATCGCAAGTATCGCCGTGGCAAGCGCCCGCGTATCGGCATCGGTAAGCCCCAGCATCTTGGTAGCCACAACCGCCACCAGCCCGATCATGCCAAGCTGCATGAAATAGCCCAGCGCCTGCGTCCAAGTCGGCATCTGCCCGTCAGACAGCAGCCGCCCGAAGTGCGCCACCGTGCCGACAACCAGCCCGAAAATCACAGCCCCGTATTCGTGGAGGCCCGCTAGAAGGGGTTTCATACAACTCCCCTAGTGAGGCCGTAGATGAGAGAGACGATTGAAAGCAGCGGGTAGGCTGGCCATGCGCGGTTGCCCTTGCCGGTCGCTATATCTAGCCCCATCAGGGTCAGGTAGGCACATATATGTAGGCCCACCACTCCGGCAGACATCATCCAGAAGCCGGTCTGCTCGGTGATATACCCGTTGGCTCGCAGGATGTTTTCAGGCGAGAACAGCCCGACAATCACAAAGGCCATCACCAGCAGCATCAGCCGCCAGTAGGCCCACGCCCGCTTGCGCACAGACACCGACTGCTCGGTTACGTGCCAGCTTTCGATTAACACCCGCACGGCTATCCATGCCCAAAGCAGGGAAGCGCCGATGCGAAGGCCCGTTAGGACACCCTCGATCACCGACGCCTCCTGCCCTGCACAAAGTCAAACGCGCACTCGCTTATCGGCCATGCCAGCAGCATCACCAGCAGGGCCTTTAAGGGAGTGGACATCAGCCGATCCGCCAAACCGAACCATCGGAATAGACAGGCACGTTAAAGGAACCGCCCCCGACTGCCGTGTTACCGGCCCCGACGCTATCAGCATCGCTCACGAAAGCCCGCGCTCCGGCTCCTGCGGTCGAGGCTGCGGGAAGACTGGCGACGAGATAAACCGTGCTTTTCGTAATGCCACGAATGACTGTTTCTTCGACGCTCGAATTGCCGATAACAACCTGATTGCTCTTGGTAGTCGTGGCACCAAAGCCAAGCGCGGTCTGGTTGGAACCCGTAGCCGCGTTGTCGGACGTATGACCGATGGCAGTGTTGTTCGCCCCCGTAGTCACCGCGTCACCCGCGCTATCACCCAGCGCGGTGTTGCCGCCGCCCGAGGTGACCGACCACCCAGCCCGCCAGCCAACGCCGGTATTGCTGCTTGCAGTGGCAGCGGAGAGAGCCTGGAACCCTACAGCCGTGCCGTTGTTGACGCCGCCAGCCCCACCGAATGCCCCATCGCCTAACGCGGTGTTCTGCCCCCCGGTGGTCACACCCGCACCGGACGAACGCCCGACAAACGTGTTGAACGTGCCGCTGGTCAGGGCGTAACCCGCACTATCGCCCACGGCAGTCAGGGAGCCGCCAGTTGCGCTTCGTCCCGCGCCCCACCCGACCGCGACACTGCTCTGGCCGGTTTGATCGGACCATAGCGCCTGATAGCCAACCGAGACGTTGCGCGTGGCGCTAGTGAGTCCGCTACCCGATTGATCGCCAATGCAAGTGTTCTGGGTTGCCGTTGTGGCGACACCCATTGCCTGTGAGCCGATGGCGACATTGCTGCCGGATGTGGAAAGGCGCAAGGCCCAATAACCGATTGCCACATTATTGCTCGCCGTAGTGGCCGCGCCGAGGGCGAGCGTGCCCAAGGCGATGTTGCGGGTTCCGGCTGTGATGCTTTGCCCTGCTTGCGTTCCGACCATAACGTTGTCGGCACCAGTCGTCAGTGCGATCCCGCTGGACGTGCCTAGGCATGTGTTTGAATATCCGCTGGTGTTTACCAGACCGCTTTTTGCACCGACGAATACGTTGTCGCCCCCGGTGGTCGTGTCCTTGCCAGCGTCGGTGCCAATGAAGGTGTTGTATTGGCCTGTGGTCAGGTCCTGTCCCGTGCGCAGCCCCAATGCGACCGTGCAATAACCGCCAGTGGCATACCGACCGCTATCGTTGCCGATGAAGATGGAAAAGTCATGATTGTAAGAGCCGTCCGAGACCGCGCCGTCGCCAATAACGACCAGCCCCTTGGTATTTTGCAGCCCCGCCTCAGTGCTGGCGGCAAAGCCCGCCCCGGCATTATTGCCCAGCACCACCGATTGCGTAGCGTAGGTGTTCGGATCGCGATTTGAGCCGATTGCAGAGGTCGCTTCGGCGGAAGTGATCAGCGGTGCCGCCTCGATGGACCCTCCCGAAGTCCGCTGATAGCGCGTGTAGGTTTCCGGCGTAGTGCCAATGGGAACGCGGAAGAACTGCCCCTCAGTCGTCGCCGCCTCGCCCGCCGCTTGGGTGGCGTATGCAGGCCCGCTGAACTCTTCGGCGAAGGCTGCGTTGGTTTCAGCCTCCGCCGCCGCCGCCTCCGCAAGCGCGCGCTGGCGCGCAGCCTCGGCAGTATCGTCGCCAAGCCCGAGGACGCGCTCGTTCGTGTCCATAACCAGTTGAATGCTAGGCATCGGTCACCTTCCCGTTCACGTAGATATTGCCGCCCAAGAAGCGGTATTCGATGGCGCTGCCGCTCGGATCGCGCAGAACATCCATGACAAGTTCGACCTGCCCGTCTGCGTCGTCATCGGAAGGAAGCGCATTCACTTGCGTATCGGTCAGGCTCAGCGTGACCGGCGTATAGGTGCCGTCCCAAGAGCCGACCGAAGCCGTGAAGTCGGCAAGGGTGCTGCCCGCCGCGTCAGGCGATACGCGTAGCGATGCGCTGAAGGCGTCCCCGCTAACGTCAATCGGGACGTTCAGAATAAGCTCGTAGGGCAAGCCCCGATCAATCGGGGGAAGCTCAACGCCGCCCTTTCCGGCTGACGCAAGCGAGCGCAGCCAGTCACCATGCTGGGTCATTCGTGTTTTCCTTCTTAGGGTATGTCGCCGCCGGGATCGTCATTGTCCCAGCCACCACCGCCGGGGGGCGAAGAGCCACCTGCGCCGCCGCCTTCGCCAGCCTCGTTCACCGTGCTGATACTAGCGAGGTAATGGCGGCTTGGATTGGCCGCGCTGAAATACGCATCGCCGCCCGTCTGCCCACCTGTGCCGGGTGTGATTTCAACCAGCGCGAAGTCCACGCCCAATTCACCACCCGCAAAGTCGGGATCATCGTAGGACAGGAGATAGCTTGTCGTTTCGTCCAGCGTGAAATTGCCGCCGGTAACCGACGCTTCGGTGCCGTCCGCATAAACGCGGGTGTGATCGGGAATGGTAACCGTTACCGTGCCGGTCCCGGTGCCATCGTGAAGCTGCGTGATGTTGCCAGCGAGGCCCCGCGTGTAGCTGCTCGACAACTTGAGCGTGCCTAGGCCTGCGGGATCGCTTGCAGCGGACGCGAGTTCGTCCTTTTCCTGCGCGGTCTGCCCGATTGCAGGAGTAGGCGGCGCGGTGCCAGTCAGGCCCAAGCAGTAGGCGTGCTTGGCGCTTGTTTCGCCCATCAGTTCCAGCTTGACCTTCATGGTCGCCGGATCGAGTTCGCGGCGCAGGAGGATGGCCTTGGTATCCAGCCCAAGCTCGGGCAGGTCAAGATGCAGACATTCGCCGGGGCGGTAGGACCGCATACGGGGCTTGCACACCAGCGTGATGGGGGCCAGTTCGCGGCTATCCCAGATGTGATAGGCCACAAGTTGCGATGCCTGGTCCTCGTCGGTGACGAAGTTACAGGGCCACGTTTCGCGCTTTTCCTCGCCGTCTTCGGTCAGGAAGGTGGAGTTAACCACCGGCTCCGCATCGACCATTTCCCAGTTATGGGCAGGGCTGCGATACTTAGGAATCCCGGTGTTGATGCGGTCGCGGAAGGACTGCATCGCCATGACGCTCTGATCGTCGTCCGTAAGGTCCGCTTCAGTGATCGTGTCCAGCGCAACAGTGGGCGCGCGGTAGCGGAAGGTTAGCTGCCCAAGGGCAACCGGATCGGCCCCGCCTGCAAAGCAAATATCCTTCAGGTTTGCCCAGCGTTCCCCCGGCTCGTAAACGACGCCAAAGAAGTTCTCCCAACCGTTCGCTTCGCAGACATTCGCCCACGCCGCGATAACGGCCCAGTCGATTGCATCAGCAGCCAGCCCCATACCCATCGTGCGCTTGCCGTTCTGGTAGCGGCCATAGGCATACGTGCCCGCGTGCAGGGCAGGGTTGGCGCTGTATTCGTAGGTGGTTTCATCACCGATGCGGTGCGAACCGGAACCGCCGGGGAAGGTGCTGTCCTTGCGCGGATCGTAGACCTTTACCCATTGGCCATAAGCACCCATGACCGGCAGACCGCCAGCAAACCGCTTGCCGTCCTTGTCGAACTTGAGCGACCACCCGATTGCGGCTTGGCCGGATAGCTTGGATGACGAACTCCACCCCGGCGCACCCGACCACTGCGGCGATAGCGCATCCGCCTCGGGGCACGCTCCCAGTTGGGTATCGGTGTAGAGGAAGCCACTATACCATGACGAAACCGCCGCGAAGTCGGTGCGAGGTGATATACTCTCAACCGGCCCGCCGCCCGAATAGACCACCGGCATGAAGCGGTAGGGGTTGGGCACCTTCTTGAGCGTCGGGCCATAGCCAGTGTCATGCCGCAGGACGCCTGCGAAATAGCCTTCGCCCATGACGTAGGGCTGGGGAGCGTTAGGGTCGATTGTAATTTGTGTGACGCTGCCACGCGCTGGCGGTGGCCGCGTAGTGATTTGCTCGACAACCGAAGCCGCCGTTACCGCGACCGCTGCGATACGCGAGGCCGCCATTGCGAAAGGCTGGTGCGGGCCGGGAATGAATGACGCAATGGTCGCGATGGTGCCGACCACCGTGCCCACAGCTTTTATGGCTTTGGCCAAATTACACTCTCCAGCTCGCAGTGAGTTCGTCGAGCGCCACATCAAGGATGACGAGTTTCGGGTGGTCCTCGCGCCAGCCAAACAGCTTCAGCGGACCAGCGCAGACGAACAGCGCGTCCAAGCCCTGCTCACCGGGGACCATTGCGAGATCCCCAAGCATCATCTGCGCGGGCGCAATCGGGGCCAGCTTCTTGTCCATCAGCCGCCCAAGACTGCCGTAGCCCTTCGCGCTAAGCGCACGCTTGGCACCCAGCGCGCTACGGAAGCGCGGCAACGTCTCGACCTTGTGCCCCATGTTGCGCAGGTGAAAGCGCGCCAAGTGAACACAAGTGATGCCCTTGGACCAGTCGAACTCCTTGTCCCGATAGCGGGCAAGGGTCTTCTCCGTCGCAATCCTGCGGCGCTCAAGTTCCGGTAGCTTTTTCATATCAGAGGTAATCGTATCTCGGGCCGCCGAAGACATTCCCGCGACCGGCAGGCCCACCGCCGCCGCCGTAGGTGCTTCCGCCACCGCTAGGGCGCTCGACGCCCCATGCGACCGGAACAGCTAGCCCCGTTGCGTTGTCGTGGCCCGTCTCTCCAGGCCACACCGATTTGTGAAACGTAGGATTGAGCGAGTTTCCGGTGTTGCCCTCAAAAAGCCGCTCAGCGAGGCTAACCACCGACATTGACAGTTCGCGCTTGCCCTTGCCAACCGTCAGGACGCTTTGGTCGATCTGTCCGGTAAACAGCACATCCGCCGAATTGATCGTGCCCGCGTCCACATCGTATTCCGCCAGCACGAATTGCACCTGTGCGGTTTGATGCCCCGGCTTTGCCAGTTCGGCCACCGCGCTAGTGTCAGGCGGCAGGAGGGTGATCGACAGGGCGGGGACGCTATCGCCTACGCCTTCGGACAACGGCTGCACCGATTGGATGGTGCCGAACGTGTCGTCCTTGGCGCGGTAGGTTTCGCCGCCGTATTCGATGAACCCGCCATCAGTGAAGCGCAGGGTCGCTTCGGGCAATTCGATTGTTAGGAGGCCGGTTAGGGCTACTCTTGCCATTATTGCCCCTCCAAATGAAAAGGGCGGCTCCCGGAGGAACCGCCCATAACTAGCCGTCGCCAGTTTAAGCCCGATGCTTTCGCAGAGCGGGAAGCTGTGCTATAGAATTGGTGTAGTTATTTCACCGCAACATGATGGTCGAAACCGATGATTTGGCTTAACAATTTACTTGCTCGGGTCTTTCCCAAGTTCTTCCGCAGGCTTCCCACTCGGCGCGCGATGCGCCGCATGGCCCGGTTGCTCCAAGAAATGCCCAATCGCACAATGAACCTAAAAGATGATGTCCCATTTCATCAGCGCGTGTGGCCCGGAGAAGTGAACGTCCCGGAGTCCAGCTTAAAGGCGCTTTCGGTGCCTATCCTTTGGGGGCCAGAAAGCCCGCCAGCGAAAGACGATGAGGGGGTGGTATGAAAAACTGGGGGTCGATTAAGACAGGCGGCGACCCTGCCTATATGCCATATCCGAACCGCACCGCAGGGCGTCGATGTTGACAGTCGGCTGCATGGGCCGCTCGTTCAGCTTCATAATGATGCCGCAGCCGACGATTTTAACGTTGCTAACCGCCAAGCACACGAAACCCGCGACAGACTGACCCTCAATAAAATTCCAGACACCTAGGCCGAGCCAGATAAGCGCAAATGCAATGTAGTAGATAGGCTTAGTCATCACTCGTATTCCTCCACCACGAAACCAACCGACACCAGCCAGTTAGTCGGCGTGTTCCAGCCCCAGTCTTCGCCGTCGATAAAACCCTCTATGTAGGGCTTGGCGAACTCGATAGTCGCGCCGTCAGCGAACGGGGCGCGTAGGGGCGGCTCGATGCTCAGGGTTGCCTCACCGCTGCCATCCGCACCCACCGTCTCGACAACTTGGTGCAGATAGCCGTTGCCGCTTGCGTCCACGATGGTCAGCCAGTAGTCCTCCTTGGCGAAATACCCCGGCGTGAAGCCGCGAACGTCAAGCGAGGTGCCCGACTGGCCCGCGCCATCGACCACAGGCGTTCCCGGCGATCCCTGCGGCACCTTCAGCGGCAGGTGGACACGAATGCCCTCCCGCTTGGCGCGCACGATACGGGCGACCTTGGCCTTGGCGCTAGGCGGGAACGTGAAGCCGATTGCATAGCGGGTGCCGGGGCGGTCAATACGCAGCGACGATGCACCGCGCACCACGCTGCCCTGATCGAGCGACAGCACTTCCATTTCGCTCGGCACTACGCCTACGGGCAGTTCGATCATCGGCCAAGCCTCCGCGATGCTGCGAACCGTGACTGCTGGGCCGAAATCTGCGCGCCGCCTTGTGCAGCCGCAACGTCGCCCGCATTGATGCGCGCCCAGAACTCCGGCGTCAGAAGGTTGCCGCTGAAGTTATAGGTATTGCCGCCGCGCACACCGGGGTCGCCACGATGAACGTCCACCACCTCGCCAGAGGTAACGCGGGCAACGGGCTTGCCGTTGAGTGACAGGAGGTTACTGTCGATGCCCGAGTGGCCGGCAATCTTGAAGCTACCGCCTGTTGCCAACCCCATTGGCCCGCCACCAGTCGGAACACTCCAGCCACCAGTGGAACCCGTTGCAGGTTCGGGCACTGACTTGCCGAACAGGCCAAGGATGCCGCCGAACAACCCGCCACCTTGCGAATTGCCCGAGATCAGGTTCGCGAGGTTGTCAGCCAGCTTGTCCAGGACCTTGGAAAGCGCGTTAAACGTGCGCTCCCGCATCCAGCCCTCGAAAAAGTCCTTCAGGTTGCCATCCAGTGCAGCCTGTAGGCCATTGCGGAACGCATCGCGGAACGTGCCCTGCAAGTGGGCCTGCGAACGGTCAGCCGCTTCGCGCAACGCCTGCTCTTCGGCTTCAGAGCGCGACATTCCACCGCGGTCCATAAGGTAATCGACGCGATCACGGCGGCGCAGTTCTTCTTCGCGCATCCGAATGCTGCGGTCGTCATCGCCGCGCAGCCGTGCCAATTCCAGTTCATGCGCAAGCTGTTCGTCTTCCAGCCTACGCGAAGCTGCCGCCTCTCTTGCCTGCTCGATTGCCAGCATTTCATCGCGGGCGATCTTCTCGGCGGTCACAAGGTCGTAACCCTCGCGGTTCAGGTCGTTGATGCGGCGCTGAAGGTCGAGTTCATCGTCCAGATAGCGCAGGTGTTCGTAGTCGTTGTTTAGGATGGCGACCTGATATTCGGTTTCCACCTGCCGCTCGAAAAGGAACTCTTCAAGCGCCCGTTTGCGCGCTTGATCCAGTTCGGCCATGTCGCGCTCAGCGGCAATGCGAGCGTCCGCAGTCTTGAGGCCCGCGCGTTCATAATCGGCAATCTTTTCGCGAAGATCACGCAACCCCTCTAAAGCGCGAACCGCCTCCTCGTCCCCCATAGCGCGTGCAACGGAAAGCTTCTGCTCCAGGTCGATTTCTTCACGTAGCGCCGACAGTTCCTCTTCGGTTGGCCCCGTAGAAACCCGCCCCCGACCGGCGCGATCGACTTTCGTGTCTGGCTCCGCGTAATCTCGCGTCGGATCATCTGACGCGCCTTCCGCGTCTATATTGTTTTCAATCGCGGCAGAGAGAAGGCGCATCCGCAGCGCGACCTGTTTCTCGCGCGCCTCTAGGCTGCCGATGGTCTCTCGCTGTGTGTCAGAGACGCGATAGCTCTCCTTCTTGCGAACGCCGACTCCAAGAAACCCGCCGCTCTCAACTTGGACATACCCGTTGCCCATGTCGATACCGCCAGCCCGCTCCTTTGCCCGATCGATCCAGTCCAATTCCTTCTGCAACTCTTTGATTTCAGCGACCCGGGCCAAGGTCTGGATAAGGCGTTTGCCCGCCTCATTCGCGCCGTCCATAGAGTCAGCGAGGTCATCCACGCCACCGGCTGCGTCAGAGCTGCGATTGCCGAAGTCCGTGACCTCAACCCCGGCAGCTTCAAGCTTTGCCGCCAGTTCGGCATTGCTTTCTTTTAGCTCATCGGTTCGCTCCGCACTTGTCTGCGCCCTTGCCGCAAGGAGAGCTACCCCGGCGAGAAGAAGCCCGAGTGGACCCAAGAGGACGCGCATTGCAGCCCCCGCCGCCAAGGCGACTAACCGAAAAGCCCCAGAAACGCCTATAAGCTTGCCAAACCCCACGACTAGCGCGCCAATAGGATTGACGATGGCGGTGATACCCGCCAGCAAAAAACCAAACGCGCCACGCATCGCTAGAAACCGGACAAGCAGAAGGGGCAGAACCAAAGTGGCCAAGGTTGAGAGCACGACAACCACTGGGCCTATGACGGCAAGAAATGCCGCGAAGCCAACTGCGACCTGCTTGACCCATGTCGGCAGCGAGCGGAAGCCTGCTACCAGTCTTTCCACAGTGGACGCGAGGGCCTCCGCGTAGGGGGCCAGTATGGTGCCGATTTCCAGAGCCAATTCATGGAGGTCGCCTTTAATTTTGCGAACCTTGTTTGAAAGGCTGTCAGAAGTCCGCTCAATGTCCCCTTGTGCGTCCGATAACCCCTCAGCGATCAAGGCCGAACGGGCCATAATTTTACCGTATTCGTTGACCTCCTGCCCAGCACTTATCAGGCCAAGTTCAAGGGCCTTTGCCTTCACCGCCGACTCATTCAGAAATACGCCGAAATCGCGCAGCGGCTCGCTTTCACCGGTCAGGCCCGACCGGATTTTACCCATCGCCGTATCGAAGTCGGTATTATAGAAGCTAGCAGCATCCTGCGCCAACTCGGTGAACCGCTGCGACATACGGGCCGCTGCGGCTTCGGTGGGCGCAGCCGCCTTGAAAAGCTGCCCAAAGGCGAGCGCGCCCTGCTGCATCTCTTGTGTGGCTCGGCCCATTGCGTCACCGGCAGTTACAGCCCAGCTATTCATCCCCGCCGACATTTCGCCAAAGGTGTAATCGAACGCAGATTGTAGCTCGGCAGCATCAGCCGCCGTTTTCGTGAACAGCACACCTAGGCCGGTTAGGGGCAGCGTCATGCCCAGAGTCATCTTGCGGCCCGCGTTAGAGACCGCCTCTCCAACCTTGCCAGCAAGGCCGATGATATTCTTGAAGGTGCCTTCAATAACAGTCGTGCCGCGCTGGAAATCTTCAATGTCCCAGCGCAGGGTAGCTTCCAAGTTCGCGATTGCTCCCATCGGGCAAGCTCCCTGTTCTGGATTGTTGGTTCGTTTTGATGTATTCGGCAGGCATGAGACCCACACACCTCGCCTTGACCGCCGCGCTTATTTCGCTTGCCGCCCCCGCCAGCGCGGATTGGCAATACGCTCAATGGGGCATGTCCCCGGAGCAGGTAGTGTCAGCCGCACAAGGCAATGCGGCAAGCGTCAGGGGCCTGCGCGGCGATCAAGTAAGGGGCCAAGAATTAGGCGCGGAAGGCACCTATTCTGCGTCGGGAATGACGTTTAGGACCCAGTTCTATTTCTCACCGCTCTCAGGCGGTTTGTCAGCTATCCGGCTGCACCCCGAGGCCCCCGAAGCCTGCGAGGTGATCGAACGGGAGATAGACGGGATATACAGCCGCGCTGGCCGCTCTGAATACGTCAGCACAGAACGCAATCTTCGCGTGCGGGTGTCCAACGGTTACGGCCAATGCTTCCTGCTATATACCCCCATAGCGCCTACGAATGAGACGGGGCTTTAGGCTGCTTCTTGTTAAGCCACATTACCCATAGCTTTGCCCCAACATGCTCCGCACCGGGTTCCGGCTCCGCTTCCGGCTCCGGCTCTTCGCCAAGCATTTCTTCGAGCGACGGGTATTTGTCAGGGTCGATCATCCCCGAAAGGCGACCATTCAGCCACGATCCCGTGATGACGTTGCGAAGCTCGCTTTGCGCCCGCTCTTTTGCCCCCTGTAGGGCAAGGATGGTCGAGCGCGGGGTTTCCTCAAAGAAGTCGCCCCGCGCGTAACCAGCCTGTCGGTAGGACCGGAAGATTCCCTCCCAGTCCCACGCTACTTCTTTGCTGCCGCCTTCTTGCGTCCGTTTCCCACCGGCTTAGGCGGTTCCACGCCAAGGAGGATTTCCTTGAACGCGGTTTGCGGTGCCGGATCGTCAGCCATGAACATGTCGATAGCTTCGTCCTCGGTCACAGCCGGGTGGTTCTGGTGCAGCGCGCCGTAAAAGATAGCGACGACAGTGCGAAGCATCGGGTTGCGCCCGACTGCCAGCGCCTGTCGCGCCTCTTCTGCCGCGTCGAGCGAAGAATAACCAAGCACTCGCTCGGCATCCATCAGAACGCGGTTGTTGAGGGTCAGGCGGTAGGTCTGACCCTCATAGTCGAACGTCGCGGTTCCTTCGAGACGGTTCCCCATCTTACGAACCCGGTGCCGTTACTGCGCCCTCGGTGTATTGGCGCACGCGACCGCGAAGGGTTGCGTCCACAACAGCGCCCGGTGCGCGGTTCGGCTTGTCATAAGCCAGCAGCAGGATTTCGCCGGTTCCTTCGACCGTCGAGCCGTCATTGTCCGCGCGCAGAACGATCTTGAAGGCGCGCCGTTCGCGGCTCAGCAGATGCTCTTCGATCAGGACATGCTCGTCGCTGCCGGGGCGGTGCTTGATGGTCGCCTCGAAAAGCGTCCAGTCGCCCAGACCGGCAACGTAGTCCTTAACCCCGCCGCTGGCCATGTCGGTGTCTTCGACCTCATCGAGCGTGAAGCTGGGTTCCTTGATGCCCTTCAGGCCAAGGATTTGAGTGAGAGTTCCCGAGCCGTCCGTAAGGTGCAGCTCTTCTTCGATGGCGACGACGCCTTCGACGTAATCAGGCATGGTGTTTATCCTCTAAAGTGGAGAGTGAGGGACGAAGAAGTCGAGTATCGTCCGAAAGACCTTCAATCCCCCCGGAAGGTCCTCGGGGTCCGTGTCCCGCTCGAAGGCGAGGCGTGATTTGCTAAACTGGGTAGCGCCTTGGCTGGCGCTGGTTTCCATCTCTTCGATGACCGCCGTTTTGGTTGCCTTGACGCTCAGCGGGGTGAGGTCGAATATCTCAGCCCGAATGCGCGGCTGCTTCAGTGCGTCCGTGCCGCCCTGCACATAGTCATGCCCCGGCGAAACGGTCGTCAGGACGATGGCCGGGAAGGCGCTGCGGTCGTTGCTCTTGCGTTCGTTCCAATCGACGGCGGGGCGGTTAAATGCTTCGCCTAAAGTCCCGCTAAGTGCATCCCGCAGGCGGTCTTGAAGGTCTTTTTCCATTTACAGCCCCTCAGTCCTTAGAGCCGTGCGGCTGCGGTTGACGCGAGGTGCGCCCTCGATGCGAGCGCGGATGCGATCAGCAAAGGCGTTACTCACCTCGCTAACGTTCGCATCCCACGCGGGCATAAGCATCGGGGTGGCCCGCATATGGACGGTGCCGAACTCGAAGAAATGCCCCTTCCAGTCGCGGATAATTACCCCGACCGAACCATCTTCAAATACCGTTGCCTCGATGCTGTCGCGCAGGTCGCCCTGATCGACCGGGGCAAGGCTTTGTGCGTCCTTTACCACCGGCTCTAGCGCCTCTAGGCCATCCGCCTGCAATTCGCGGTCAGATACCGCCTCTTCGATAGCCTCAAGATTGCGCAGGGCATCTTCGACGCCATCAAGGTGGAACCTCATTCGGGTTCCGCTTCGCCTTCTTCGTCCCCGAAGGGCTGGAAAGGCTCGAAGGATTCCGTCTCTGCCGTTACTTCCTCGACGTAGCCGAACTGAATATCGGTCGCGGGGCGGTCGTGGTTGTATTCGTCGCCCCGGTTGTGTTCGCCGTGGACATTACGATGCCACTGCAAGGTTCTAACTCGCGTCATCGCTGAAACCCCTCTGCTTGACTTTTTGCTAAACTTGGCCGCTATTGCTGGGCCATGAAAAGAACCGCACTCGCACTATTCGCAGCCGCCAGTATTACAGCTTGCACGACAACCGCTTCAGACCTGCGCACCCGTCCGCCAGTCCATACCTTCCAGACCGCCAAGCCACCGATGCGCGTTGCCCAGTGCATCTCCGAAAGCGTGTCGAAGATTGGTGCGCCCTCAGTCCTTCAAGACGAGAGCGAAACGACAGTTACCTTCGTGCAGGAAAATGCCACAACGCTGTTCATCACCATTGCAAACGATGGCGCGGGCAAGGTGTGGAGGGTGAACGGGCTTATCCCTTATCGCTCAGCCCTCGAGCGTTGCGCCTAGGCTGCACGAACTGCCGTAACCTCTAGCAATCCGCGCTCGGGCGTATCGGGGCTGATCCCGACAATATCCCAGCTCCCGTTATGCTCAATGCGGTCCTTTAGCGTCAGCCCCCGTGTCTGCGCGTTCGATAGGAACTGGAAGTTAGCGGGCTGGCTTCCCTGTTCCATTGCAGCCTGCCGACGCTCGCTTCCCTTGCCGTAGTAAACCGCTGCCCATTCGGTGCCGATAGCAGCCCAAGTCTCAACCTCTTCGCCGTAGTCGTTCTGGGTCGAGGTGAACCGCTCCAGCGTCACAAGCTTGTCCCTACGTCCTGCGGTCACAGCGCGTCGCCACGGATCGAATTGAGAGTGGAGGCAATCGCCATCTCGATGCCTTCGATATACTTGGCGTCGTCGCGCCCTCGGTTCTCGAAGACCTGAAACTTTAGCTGCGCCGCGATAATCAGCAGCGCCAGCTTGTCAGCCGGTGCGGCGTCCACCGTGAAGGTAATTGCTGCCGAGCCGTAGGCCGTGGGCCAAGATCCACCGACAGCGGGATAAGCTGCGCCGTTGACTAGCCGCGCGTCCGCATAGCTCGCGCTAACGCCATCGGTGCCCATATAGGCCACGCTATCAATCGAGGTCGCACCGCGAACCGGCAGGACATTGTGCCGACCGAAGCGGGGCTGCTCCCATACGAATTGCCCGCCATCTACTGCATAGCCGGATAGCTTCTCGACTTCCGACAACGCAGCATCACGGAAGCCCGCAAGCACAGTGTCCTCGTCGTCGCTGGTGATATGCGCGGACAGCTTCGCATCAGCGAGCGGCAACACATCCTCACCAGCAATAGGGGTGAGGCGGCGAAGGTTGTAAGTCATCGTTGCGCCCTCCGCCGCCGCACGCTTAGTCCTGCGCCTTCAGGTTGTCCGCAACAGCTTCCTTGGCAGGCTTCTGCGCCGAAGGAACGTTGAAGTCGATCTGATTGGCCTCGGGCGGAAGGTCGTCGCCCTGGCGCGGGTTGGCATCGACCGCCGGATGGCTGGTGTCGATTGCCTTGTCTTCTTTCGCGATGATAGCGCCCGAAGCTTCCATCTCGCCGTCTTTCTTCTTGGTCATTGGTATTCTCCCAAAGGGGTTGGGGGAGGGCCGAAACCCTCCCGCCAGTTCTTACGAAGCGGCCATCTTCAGAGCGCGCATGTATTCGGGGTTCTGGACCCCGCCACCGACGCGCTTGGTCGTGTAGAAGTGGACGAACGGCTTGTTGGTGAACGGGTCACGCAGGACGCGAAGGCCCACGCGATCGACAACCAGATAGGTCATCGCCATATCACCGAACAGAGCCGGAACCGCGCTTGCGCCGATGTCGGGCATACCCGGAACCTCGATCACCGAATAACCGGCGAGCGAAGAGGGCTGGTCAGCCTGATACGAAGGCTGCCACAGGTAGTTCCCATCGCCATCCTTCAGCGAGCGAATGACGCCCAGCGTGGTGCGGTTCATATACCACTTGGCGTTGCCGTTGCGCTCGCTCGGCAGGTCGTAGATGACGTTCAGCAGGTCATCGCTGTCAGTCAGCGAGGTGCCGGTGCCGTCCACGGCTTCGATAGCGCCGAACGGGTGCTTCGCAGCGTTGGTCGCGCCCGTGACGTAGGTGAGGATGCCGAACGGCTTGTTCGTGCCGTTGCCGCTCAGGAAAGCGATGTTTTCCTGAATGGCGAACTCGCCCGAAACCTCGTCACGAATCCAGCCTTCAAGGTCGATTGCAACGTCATCCAGCGCCTTCTGCGAAATAGCAGGGTTAGCGTAGAGTTCGCCGGTCTCGAAGTTGAGGGTGGACAGGCCCGGAGTGGAGGTCTCGGGACGGGCGGCGGTTTCACCGACCCAGCCACTACCGACCACACCATCATTGTAAACGCGGCTAAAGCCGGTTCCGCTGATCGTGATGACCTGGGCATTGTCGCGGATGGGCGAACGCTGCTTCAGCGCATTGGTAACGGTGCGATCCCACTCGACCGGAGCGAGGTAGCCACCATCCGCGTCGGTGCCAACGGTCATGGCAGCCTGCACATCACCCTTACGCATGTGCGCCTTAAAGGCGTTGAGGTATTCGGGGTCCGTCGGCTTCATGTCACCCTGCGGGCTGACGGTCTGCGCAGCGGCGATCTTCTCGTTCAGCGCAGCCTCAATGTCCGACATTGCGTTGTTGAGGCGGTCAACCTTCTCGTTCAGGACAACATCGTCTGCCTTGGAGGCAAGCTTCTCGTCCTGAGCGGCCTTGAACTCTTCAAAGGCGTTGTTGAGCTGAGCGACCAGAGCCTTCGGGTCGTTGGCTTCGGCACGGGGCATGGCAACAAGGCCACGCGGAGCGTTAGCGGCGAGGGCGGCAAGACCCGCGCCAGCGATCATCTTAGTCATTGTGTTACTTCCTGTCGTAAAAATGGGCGCTAGGCCCGAATGGTATCCAGCAACCCAGCAAGGGCGGTGGACAGTTCAGGGTCGCCAGCGTCCTGCGTGGCGGGGTCAGGGGCAGCGTCTTGCTTGCCCTTGATCTGGTTGAGCAGGTCACGCGCCGCCGAGCGGGGCATTTCCTTGCAAAGATTGGCTTCAGCGCGGCGCAAGGCATTGATCTGCGGGTTAGCCGCATTCTCGACTTGCTTGGTTTCATCCGCGCTCAGCAGCGTGTCGGCAAAGCCGGTTTCGACAGCCTTCTTGCCGCTAATCCAGGTTTCAGCCTTCATCATGGCCTCAACCTCGCTTGCGTCGGTGCCGGTTCGCTGCACGTAAACATCGCGCAGGGCCTCATCGAACGGTGCAAGGAAGTCAGCGACTTCGCGCAGGTCAAACTGGTTGCCTACCGCCATGACCCAAGCGTTATGGATCATCAGGAAGGACGCTTCGCCAATCTGCACCTCATCACCGGCCATCGCGATAATCGAGGCGGCGGAAGCAGCCAGGCCCATCACCTTTACCTGCACCTTCGCCGGATGCTCGCGCAGGCGATTGTAGATTGCGATCCCCTCGAAGACATCGCCGCCGGGGCTGTTGATATTGACCACAACGTCACGGTTGCCGATCTTGCGAAGGGCCGCGTCGATCCGCTTCACCGTCACGCCTTCGCCGGTCCAGAAGTCCTCACCGATAACGTCATAAACGCTAATCGTGTTGTCATCCTCGACTGCCGCCTGAATGGCAGGCTGCCAGCGATCAAGCGCCCCCTCGCTAGTGAGGGCCGTGACCTTCCGGCTGGTGTTGAGACGGATCTTATTCGGTCGGGGCATTGTCGCCACCTCCATTGACTGCGCCGCTGTTAAGCCCGGAACCTTCCGGGTGCTCGGGAAGGTCGAGCAGCGCCCGAGCCTCATTCTGTTCCATGATCTGCGGCGAGCCGCCGGAACCCATCATCTTGCTAAAGAACTCGGCCTGGTCGGCCATCGAACCGCGCAGCAAGGCACGCTCATTGAACTTCGGATAAAGCCCGCTTCGGCGCTCTTCGTTGGTCAGGAGAATGCGGCTGATTGCCGATTCCCAAGCTTTGAGCCACGGCGCGAGCGTGTAGGTTGTGAAGTAGATGCCAAGCTGCTCGATCCCGCTGCCCCAGCTTGTATCGTCCATCATCAGGAACGGGCGCGGCATCCCGAACACGCGGGCGATTTCCTCGATCTGGTGGTCGCGGGTTTCTAGGTGCTGGCTGTCCTTCGCGTTCGCCTGCACGGATTGGTATTTAAGGCCCTCTTCGAGAACCAAGGTGCGGTTGGCGTTGTCCGAACCGCCGTATTCATCGCCAAGGCTGGCCTTCAGATTGGCGATTGCCTCGGGGCTGAGTTTGCCCTCTTTGGACAGCACATCGCGAATTAGCGCGCCGTGCTTGAACAGCCGTGCTGCCGCCTTGTCCGCTTGGAGCGCAAGACCCAACGCATCCGCAGCCTCGTCCAGCAGCGAGATGCCGTTAAGGCCATCGTCGCTGTCACCCATAAGGTGGAACATATTCTCGGGCGCGATAACCCGCGTGCCGCCGTTGGAGTTGTTGACTTTGTACGGGTCGCCCCAGTTCTCGCGCTTTTGCACCTTGCTAGGGTGTATCGGCATCAATCCGGTAATACGTCCGCGCGAGCGCAACACTTCGGCATAGCCATTGCCATCGACCAGCGCCCAACGCTGCACAAGGCGGCGGAACTGAAAAGCGTCCTGCTGCGTGTTCGTCTTGTCGGCAAGGATCTCGAACAGCGCGTGATCGCGGGCCTTCTTGTCATCCCCTCCATCGGCCTTCTGCAAAAGGTGCAGGGGCAGCATACCCATGACATTCGAGATGAGGTTGACGCTGCGCTTAACAGCGGTGTTCCGCATCACGGTCTTGCGGTTCATCGTGGCCCCAGCAAGGTTGCCGCTACCGTTGCGCAGGAAGTCCTCTAGGCCAGCATCGCTCGCGAGGTCGATCACCGAATAAGCCTGCACCGGGACCGCAGGCGCAACTGCCGTAGGTTCGACGCTAGGCGGGTCAATCCAGTCCGAGATGAACGTTAGAAAGCCCATCAGAACACCAAGATCCCGCGTTCTTCATAAACGGAGCGGCCTTCGGTTTCTTCCATGCTCAGTCCCTCCGCCATCAGCGCAGCCGTTATTCCGTCGATCTTCAGGTGGTCCTGCCCGTGCGGTTTGCGCGGATAGATATTGCCGCGCCCGTCTTCCTTCGCCGTAACGTTGGAAGCCATCCAGTCGAACATCGGGTTGCCGGGGTGAACACGCCTCTTCGCCGCAATCGCCGCCTCCATCTCCCGCATTGGCGGGGACAGAGTGCGCGTCTGCATCGGGTATTCGATAACCGGCAGCCCTTCACTCATAAGCTGCTGTGAAAGATGATGACCCTGATAAGGGTCGAAGCCTAAAGCCTGCACATCCAGAAGCTTCGCCAGCTTCCGAATGTCTTCGGCCACATACTCAAAATCTGTTGCGTCCCCCGGCGTCAGGTTCAGGTGGCCCGATGCCGCCCAACCGCCATACGCCGCCGAGTTCTTTGACTTGCCTTCTAGAACCTGCGCTTCCGGCAGGTAGAAGAACGGCCAGTAGGCAAAGCGCCCGTCTGCCATCCTGATCTTTGCGACCAGCGCGGCAACGTCTACCTTCGTTGCAAGGTCGAGGCCGATCCATGCCTCACACCCTGCCATCTCTTCCAGCGTCAACCCACCGTCAGCGCAAGCCTGCCAGTCGGACATATTCAACCAGGCGTCGCGCGAGGAAACCCATACGTTGAGGTGCTTCGTCAGGTTGATGCCCTGCTTTGAGGGCCGGTTGATCGCCTCTTGGTGCCGCGCCCTCAGAAAGTCCTCGAAGATCGAGACGCCAAGGTTCGGGTTGGCCTTCTTCCAAACATCGAAGTCGCGCCAGTCGTCGGTCTTGTCTATCGTGTAGATGATACCGAAGAACTGATCGTCTCCGATGACGCCCTCCAGTACATCCTCGGCAAACTTCTGCATGTCGTGGCAGGGGCCACCAACGTTATCGCCCGCTGTAGTAATCACCAGCGCCAGCGGTTGCTCGCGAGCGCCCATGCCGGTCAGCATCGTGTCGAACTGGTCGGGCGTGTCGTGTTCGTGGTATTCGTCAATGATCGCACAATGCGGGGAGCTACCGTCCCCCGGCTTGCCGATCACCGGCTGAAAGCGAGATCCGTCCGCTGTGTAGATCGACTTCGCGGCAACATCCGCGTCGAACTCCGCCAAGAACTCGCCAGGAGTTTCACCTGCCTGTTGCGCCATCTGCTTAGCGGGGCGGAACACTTCCCATGCCTGCGCCTCGCTAGTCGCGCCGCAGTAGACCTCCGCACCTGCTTCGCCGTCGAGGGTCAGCATATAGAGGCCGATCACCGCAGCGAGAATTGACTTACCCTGCTTCCTCGGCAGCATGATGTAGGCTTGGCGGAACCGCCGCCGCCCATCGCGATCCACAAACCCGAACAGGCAAGCGAGAATGAAGACCTGCCAGTCCTCAAGCTTGATGAACTCTCGCGTTCGCGCCCACTTGCCCTTAACGTGCGGCATCAATTCCGCGAAGCCGCAGACCCGCTCCACCAGCTCGGGCTTGAACTCCCAATCCCCACGGTCGAGGTCGTCTAGAAACCGCTGGCACGAAAGCCGAACCAGTCGGCAAGCGGCAATCTCGCCTTTCGTGATAGCCAAGGCGTAGGCCTTAGCGCGGTCGGTGAACGTCACCCGGCACCCTTGAGCGCGGCGAAGCCCTTCTTCTCGACCGCCTTCTTGCCCTGCGACACCTTCGACCGACTAGCGGGCGTCATGCCGAACTCGCCAAGGTAGCCTTGCAAACGCGCGTAGTCCGCCGCCGACATCTCGCCAGTCCGCATTCGCGCGACCAGCCTAACAAGGGCCTCCAGCGCGATCATGTCCGGGTTGGACGCGACCCGCGCGTGAAGCATCCCAGCCACCTCGCGCCAGATTGCCGCAAGCTCGTCGTCCAGATAATCCGGGGCCTCGATCCCGCGAATGTCATCGTCAGTCACAGGCTCCGCCTCGCGCTCACGCATCCTGTCAGGGTGCTTTGCTGCTGCCCCGCTGACCACATGGAGGTGCGTCGGTTTGCGTGGTCGAGCCATCGTCAAAACCTCCGAACGAATTATGGGGATATGAAAATGTTGCTGGGGCGGCGGTGTCTAGGGTCGCAGTCTGTCAACTTTGCTTGGGGGCGGGGTATTACGCCCAAACTGCTCCTTGGTGCGGACCTTATGGCAGTCATTGCATAAATTGCGCGTGTTGCTGTCAACATCCTCGCCGCCAAGAGCAAGTGGCTTGATGTGGTCCACTACATCAGCGGTGCGGACTAGGCCCTTTGCCGAGCAATCCTCACAAAGCCAGTTAGTGCGCTCCATGCGCCTCTTGCGCAGCTTTTGCCCCTTGCTGCCCCTAATGCGGTTTGTGTCGCGCTTACTCTCTGGCCTCCATGCCTTGCGCTCTGGGCGCTTCATGAAGACCGGCGGGGAGTTAGGCATAAGCCGTCCACTTGCGACCGCGTGTGCGCTTAGTCACCGCGCTGCTCCCGCTCTATCGCATCCCGCCTGCGCTGCGATCTGCTGCGCTTGCGGTGCTTGCCCATTACCTGGGGCTTGTGGTGTATCAGTGCTGTTGCGTGGGGGTTGCGAACTTTTTTCACAATCCCTCACTTTTTCTCTTGCCAGCCCGGACCAATGGTCCTAGAACAGACTTATCGAAGCAAGGGGCCAATGGCCCACCACGAAAGGGAAAACGAAATGATAGTCATCAACGAGAACCGGGCGGTAGTCATCAATGAGCAGGATGGGCGTGTGTGGGCTACCCTTTACGTAAACGCACGCAATGGCATCCATGACGCTGATATAACCACCATCCGTTGGACCGGAAAAACCATCGCCGGTGCGCAGAGGTGGGCACAGAGGAAACTGGCGGCATGACCCCCACCGAATTTAAATTAATCCGCGAGCGGGCTGACCTTACACAAGGTCAGCTTGCCCGCGTTCTTCGCCTATCGGACAGCCGCACCATACGCCGCTATGAGGACGGCTCTAGAACCGTCAGCGGGCCAGCATCCATCATCATGGAAATGCTTGGCGAGGGCATCCTGCCAATGCGGTATCTTAACCCCTAATCACCCGCTCAAGCCCGTTGCCGCAATACACCGCTACAGACTGCCCGTTGCTTACGTAGAACTCAAACAGCGTGGCGTCGTCCCCCACACCGGCTGCGTCCTTCGGTTCTTCCCTCATGCAGTTTAGCGCCGTGGCTGCCTCCAGGCATGTCAGGCGAACCGTCTCTGCGTCATGCTGGGGGATCGTTAGATCGTTCATCCTGTCCCCCGTATTAGTGCGGGTGCGCCTTACCGTGGTGTGCCGACCCTATGGGTGCGCTGTGGCGGCGACCTATCGGAAGCCCCGCTATCCGCCAGTATGTTTGCCCGCAACCAACCCTGCTCGATAATGCTCGTAGCCGCTGATGCTTTTGGAGGTGCGGGCTGGACCGAGGCCCAATAGAGAAACGCCCCGCCGGTTAGGGCAGGGCGCTTAGGGTTACTGCGGTCGAAGCGATACGGCTCAAGACCGCGCATTACTTCGTGACGGGCTGGATACCGTGTCCGCAGCAATCTCGTTTCGGTTGCGCCTCACACCTAACGGTAGATTGGATCACCTCGCTTTCGGCTAGAGGGATACCCTGCGGGCGCAATTCCGTATGTTCCTCCCATAGCCTAATTCACATTGCTGGTCAACCCCCTTTGTTCGCGCTATGGGCATATTTTGTTCATGCCCTCAACCTCGCGTGCTGTGCGTCCAAATCCTCTTGGTCGATGCCCTTCACATACCTGCCGAAAACCTCCGGCCATGCGTCCAGCGCAGCCACCAGCATCTTGCGCGCCTTGGGCCAGCCCATGTTATGCTCGGCGGCAATCTCTGCTAGGCCAGCGTCCTGCGTCACCATGTCGATAACCATGCGGCGGGGCAGGGGAAGCTTGCTGCGCCATTCGGTGTAGGCCGCTTCAGCCCGAACGCGATAAAGGCTTTCGTTCAAGGCGTCCCTTGCGCTGCCGGAACAGTCCACGCGAGCCTCCATGCTGGCGCAACTACCCGATACGCTCGATTGCAGCATTTCGGCCACCTGGGCGATCCGCTGGGCGCTGTAATACTGCTCATCGGTGAGGCTGCCGCGCTGGCGCATGTATTCGAGCGCGGAACGACTCTTGCGGTAGTAGGTGGGGGCGCGGCTTTGGTCGGGCGCGCTACCCTTGACCAAGCCACCCTGCGCCAGTGTCTCAGGCGTCACGATGCCCTCGCCCTGCTTGCGGCGGGTCTCCTGCGACCGTGCTACGCGGGCACGCCACTGCGCGTCCGTTTCATCGCGGCGCTTTGCCAGTGGGTCGCCCTTGCGCTTTGCCATGTTACTTCCCCTCCGAACAGATAGGCCGACCGTCACTGCCGATCCGAATGGTCATGCCGCCCTCTCGGGTGCCATCGTTGATGAGGTATTCGCAGCCAGTCTCGGGGTCTTTGAAAACCACCACCGCGCGCCACTCATCTTCCGCCAAACCGCGAAACGCCGCCTTTGCCCCCATGTCCTCAAGCGCCACTGCATCCTTAGTTTCTTTGGCAACCTCACTACACCCCGCGATAGCGATGGCAGCTAGGCCGAGAACCGCGTAGCGGGTCGAGCGGCGAAGCCGTGCCAGCGCGGGCCGTAGGCATCGCCCAATTACCGTTTGCTTTGCCATGATCTATTCCCTTCCCGCTGTGTCAGTGGAGATCGCGCGATTAGCCGCGATTATAGCCCGCCCGATGGTTTCCGCGATTTGCGGGACAACCGCGTTTCGGAGGGTATCAATTCGGTCCACCCGATAGGCAGACCCATCATCCATTCCTCGAAGCTCGCACAGCGCACTTTGCCAATCTCGGTCCCACGGAACGGATTGCTGCTCCCGCCCCATTCGTCCAAGCGTCCGACAGTATGGTTTCGCCCACCGTTCACCCCCGAGGGCGTGGGAAGCAGCCGTGATCCAGATGCGGTCGCGGTTATGGGGCGCGCCAACGTGGGAAGCCGGTATGCAATGCCAGACAGCATCAAACCCGAGCGCGGCCAAGTCTCCGAGAACCCTCCCCAATCCTCGACTAAGCAGTGCTGCCACGTTTTCCAGCAAGACCCACTGCGGCTGTACCAGGCTAATGGCTCGCACGACTTCGGACCAAAGCCCGCTGCGTTCACCCTCAATTCCGGCGCGGTTTCCTGCATTGCTTATATCCTGACAAGGGAAGCCGGCAGCGACCATTTCTGCTGTGACTTCGTGAAAGGGTGCCGTTCGGACGTCCCCAAGGTTCGGCGTATCGGGCCAGTGCCTTCCAAGCACCCCGATTGCGTGCGGCTCTATCTCGCACTGCGCGACGACAGATATTCCTGCCCGCTCCAGACCGAGATCTAGCGCGCCGCACCCGGAAAACATCGACAAGGCGCGCACTTCTTCCATCACCTATCTCCTGCCACTGCATCATAGCCTTCCAACCAGTCAGAATGCTTGCGTGCGTCGCGCTTATCCCCGCGTATTGCTGCCTCTCGGCCTGCTTGGTATTTCAGTATGTCCTCAGCCATTAGGCGGCGCTCCCGCGGGGCCACATGACCGACACCCCGGCGAGGTATGCGGGAATAGTCAGGCACAAGGTCTGGACCGTATTCAGTCCGAACCAATGGCCGACTGTCCCGGTGACGAAGCCCATCCCAATGCCGATCAGCAAACTCTTCACCATCCTCAATTCCTTCCCGCCTGTTTCAATCCACCTTGCGCACCGCGACCACATCGCCGGGATGCTCGATCACGCTGCCCGCCTCGTCCCGCTCCCATCGCCAGCGCGTGGTCTCCACCGGCCACGGCGATACGTCGGTAAAACCGTTGCGGATTTGCACCCACAGCTTGTCGCCCCATGCTTTGGGCGGGGCGCGGTTGCCGGATATGCGGGTGTAGCCGGGTGCCGGAATGGTCTGCCGGGGCATCAGCCACGATGTTCCGCCAATGCCTTGACCTGCCCGATTTGCTTGGTGCCGCCGCGCCCGTCAGTCAGCGCAGGCGCAGTCCGTCCTGGCAGTTGGTGTCCATCCCGCTGCAACTGGCGCACCGTGCGTTCGTGCTGTTCGTGGCTCTTGACCGTGAAGCTGCCGAGGATCGCCGGGATAATCTGGCCGTGATGCGTCACCGTGCGGCCAGCCTCCCGCGCTGCCTGCTGCAACACCGAGGCGGGCAGGTGGGCAACGTCCGTTGCGCAGACCGTCAGCCATTCGTGCGCCGCGTCGTCGGACATGCCAGCGGGGCGAACCCTAGCGAGGCAGGCCGACAGGATCGAGACACGCTCAGCCACCGAGGCTGGCGATGGCGCGCTGGGCTGCATTGGCTGTGCCGGTCGGTTTTGAATTGCGGTAGTCATTGGCTGCTGTCCTTGGTTCGAAAATTCCTGCCCAACTGTTTTCCGTGGAGGTATCGAGGACCGCGCCGGGGTCGTGCCCATTGGCGCGGAAGCGATCTAGCTTGCGGATGATGGTGGTTACCGCACGGTCGGTCAGAGGCTTGCGAATGGCCCTCCGCATCCGAACAAAGCCGTTCCACTCGGCCACCGGAACCCAATCGGGTATTTCAGGCCAACCCTTCACCCGCTCGTGTTGTTCGTTAGAACAACCATTGACGGTTCTTGACGGTTTGCCCGCAGATTTTGCGGGGGTTTTCGTCAATTTCTGCGGGGGCGCATTTTCTGCGGGGGCGCAATCTTTGCGGGGGTGAACAACGTATTTGCAGCCGCGCCCAAGAACCTCTTTGCGGGACAGATGCCCCGCTGCCACTAGGCGCTTGATCGAAGCTTGGATTGTGCGCTCGCCCTTGCTGCATTTCTGCGCAAGAGTGGTCATTCCCGGCCAGCACTTGCCCTCGTCATTCGCGCAATCGGCAAGCGCCAGCAAAACGATCTTATCGCTTGCCGGGAGGTCTATTTCCCACACTGCGGTCATTACTCGGACGCTCATTTTTTCGGCATCCCCCTAGGATCGTTCAAGGCGTCCAACGCCTTGGTTGCACACGTCCACCCGCGCCCGTGACCATCGCCACGGCCAAAGCGCGCTATTTCTTGAAGCGCGGCGCGGAGGAACTTGACTTCATCCCGCACGGCAATTGTCCATCACAGGGCCGTCCATCTGCTCCAGGGCCATTTCGCGGGCCTCAGCGCTGGCGCGGTTCCATGCGTTCAACACGATGTCGCATTCGAGTGCTGCTCGCAGTTCGGCTGTTTCGGTGAACCATTCGCCATGCTGGCGGAGGCCGTGCCATCGACGGTGATAGGCAGTCTCGACTGACCAATCGCCCGACACGTATCCGAGAAGCTCCAGCTTAACCGGGCTGATAAGCCGGATTTCAGAGAGGCGACGCTCAATGTCGATTGACCTGCCGATTTTAAGCAGCCCGACGCTAGGGGCGCGCAGAAAATAAACCTGCGATTCAGTCATAGCGGCTGTCCATGATTGGGGTGTCGATCCAGTCCCGGAACCAAGCTCGATCCTCCTCATCGAGTTTGTTCCAGGCATTCATCGCGCGCCCGCGTCGGGCCTCTCGTTCGTCATAAACTTCGCGGGGAGGGGCCTTGCTCGGTTCGTTATGTAGGATACGACGAACAGTGCGGGCGCTTAGGCCAGTTTCTTCCGCTACTTCTGTGGCGACCGACTTGCGCTGATGCCCGCGACCGTCCTCACGCTTACTTTCAAGTTGGACACTTTGGCCGCCTTGAACACGCCGCGCCTCTTTCAATTCTGCGTAGCGCCGCACATGCTCGTCCCGTTGCTCTTTACTAAGGTCGAGTCGGTGTAGGTTCTCGCTGATTTCCCAAAGTTCGGCGTCGATCTCGTCGCCTTCAATCTCGATGCAGTCGATAGCCTGCCAACCAAGCTTTTTAGCCGCAGCTAGGCGGTGCGCCCCGGTCACTAGGACCGGAGCGCCGCACAGTATCTCGCCGTCGATTTCTAGCTCGTCCAAGACGCGCACGGTGATCGGTTGACGAAGGCCAATGTCGGCCATTGACGCCGCTATGCGGTCAACCGCAGCGGGATCTATGCCCCGCTTACGGTTGCCCCATACGGTAACGTCTTCAGGATGAAGTGTAATAATTTTCATCACACTAGGGCCGGAAGATTGCCAAGACGCTTAGCAAGGGTAAGGCGGCGGCTAGAGCGGAACGCATTCCACCCCCTCATAATCAACTCAGCACGCGGCATGTTGCCGCCTTTTTCAAGCCGAGAAAGCGCATCGCGAACAGCGAACGCAGGATCGCCGCGCTTTATCTCTTCGCCAATGCAAACCTGATTGAGATACGTCAGTGCATCGCCCGGATGAATTTCCGACAAAAGGTAGTGGCAAGTTCCGACGAGAGAGGGGTTTATAAGTCCCTTTGTGTACTTCGCGACCGACTGCGCGTAATCAGCCGAAGCTACCGTATCCGCATCATTCATGGCACGAGCACGGACTTCCGCGTTCGAAAACTCTGCGGGGCGGCTGAAGCTTTTCCCTTCCGAAGCCTCATACCCCATAAGCAGGCGGATCAACCCGGCGACGGTAGAAGCATTCCTGATGCCGTCCATGGCGATGTAATCGCCTGCCGTTCGCGCGGCACCCTGATCTACAGTTTTGCGGCTTTCACGGCTCACCCCGAAAACAAAGAGCAATGGCACGGACACGTTCGCATCGATGACACCCTGCATTCGATGCTGGCCGTCATTGAGCTCGCCGGTGTCCGCTACAATTATGGGCTCACCATTGAGGGTCCAACGCCCCTGCGCCATATCGCTCGCGTATTGGCTTGCTTTAATGGGCTTAATTCCTCGGTTCCCACCGTTGCGCCGCAGCAACTCTCCAGCGAGGCCGGGGGTTACTGTCACAAGCTCGGTGAACACCCCCTTCTTGCCTCGCTCGATCGCCTCGTTGAGCCAGTGGACAGTGCCCGCTTGCGGTTTACTTTTCGGCAAAAGTGTGCTAACTGAAGCCATTGTTTTCATTCCTTCTGTGGAGGGGCCGGGATCGGAAGGGACAGCTGCTTCCCGGCCCCATTGGGAAGCAGTGATGATGCGAGTGAGCCATTTCATTTCGGCACCTCGCGAAAGCTCTTTGATTTCAGCGTTTCCAGTTGCCCCCGGCACCGCGCAGCCGACTTCGCGCCAAACACCTCCGCATCGAAGGCAGCGTCAGCTAGGCGGGTGTCTTCGAGACACCGCTTGCGGGTGCGGATGACGGGGCGCTCGGTCACTGGAGCAGCTCGGCAAATGTCTTAAGGCGCAGGACAATGAGCGTTTCGCCATGGTCCTGGCGGAAGGCTGCGAAGTCCGCGCCGTCGAGTGCTTCGGTGAAGAACTTGGGCAGGGCCTTGCGGCGCTTGGCTTCCCCGCTGAACACGGTCTTGCCGTCATAGCCAGCGACCACCTCAACATCGTTCTTGGCGTATTCGGTGGCACCGGACAGCGGCACACGGCGCGAACGCAGCCCGAAGGCGGCGAAGTCCTGCACCAGCTCTCGCTCATATCGAGCGCCCTTGTCCCGGCTTGGCTTGCCCATTATTCGCCGCCCCTGTGAGCGCACGAACGGGCCGCGCCGCACTTCATGCAGGGCGTGCTGTAGGTGACATGCTTGTAAGTGGGCTGGGGGATCGCATCGCGTTCGCTTGTGCCGTGTCCAGCGTCCGCACCACTGGCGCGAAGCCAGCAAAGGTCGCTAGGGGTGCGAGGGGTGCCGCCAGCAAGCATTGTCTCGATTGCCTGCCCAAGCGCCATAGAGCCGCGCTCCATGTGCGTATGATAGTCCTCGTCCTGCCGAATAATGTCTTGCTTGGCAGGGGCCGCGTAGTGCGACTTCTTGCGGAAGCCCTTGACCGGCGCGTAGTCAGGAACCGGCGCGGGCGGGTTGGCCTTGAAATAGTCAGTGATGACCCGATCAAGGAAAGCCTTGTCGGTGATGACGTTGGCGAGTTCGGCGCGCATCTGCGCGGGGGAGGTGTATTCACCCATCTTACGCCCCCACCGGCTTGCGGTTCATGAGGTCGATTACTTCGCGGTCGAACTCGTCTGCCTTGTCGGGGGTGACCTTGCGGAAGCGCCACGCGAGATAGCCGCCTAGGCAGCCGTCGCTTTCTTGCTCCGAGAGGAAGAGGCCCGAGTTTCCAGCCTCGTCCACGCCCACGCCCGATACGGTATAGACCGCTCCCTTGCGCAATTCCGGGGGCGCATAATGTTCATCGCTGGGGCTGGCATCGGAATACAGCGCCAGATCACCTTTCTGCCAATCGGTCATGCCACGGCCCTCGCTTTGCTCAAGAGTGCATCCAGATCGTCGCGGGCCTGCTCAAGAAGCTGGCGGCTCTCGCGGATCTCGGCTGCGGTAATCTCGCCATCGGCAAGCGACTGGCTAAGGCTGGTGGCCGCCGAGAGGACGTTGGTCAGCGCCAGATGGTCGCACTGGCTACCGGCGCGGCTATCGACGCACAGGCGCTCGAAGTAGCCACAGAAGCGCCCGTTCCATTCGCGCTTGCCCCGCCCGTAGGTGACGAAGGACATGGTAGCCATGCCGTTGGCATACTTGGCCGCTTGGTCTTCCGAGACGCCAAGCACCGCGCCCACATCGGCCCATGTAAGGCCGTCCTGCTGGCGGATTTCATGAAGGGCGCGCCCCAGCGCATCAGCCGCGTTAGAAGCGGAATAGACGGGGCGGTCGCCGTGGATTGCACGGACGCTCATTGGCTATCTCCATTGTCATGGAAAGGGAAAACCACATCGGTGCAGCAGGGGGCGTCCCACTGACGCTCCCGCACATCCTGCGGTTGATCGAGGTAGAGGTCGCGCGCCACGAAAAGGCCGAAGAACAAGGCCCACGCGACAACGGCGATGATTGCGAAAATCATGCTGCTGCTCCAAATTTGTATATTTGCGCCAACGGCTTATCCCGATGCGGGACAGGTGTTTTTGCGCAGATTGACCGGACTCGATCCGGCATGTTGACTACCGTTCCAAAAGAGAACAGGGAGAGAACATGCCTGCGATTAAGTTCTACGAGAACATCCCCGAGACCACCTTCGACGCGCACGGCGTCAGGGGCGTCAGTTGCAGCGGAGACGAGCCGAACCACTGGCGATGCAGTCGCAGCACCTACCGCAAGTTCCTCGAAACCGAGATCCGCAGGCTCAACGACTACGAAACCGAAGAACGCCGCCTCGCGATGGGCAAGGTCCTGCCCATCAGGGCAACGGGCGGTCATTGACGCACCCATGCATCAGCGGGGACCGCTCCCTTCGTTTCGCGCTCTATGGCAAAGGCCAAGTGCAGCGAGGGGCGCAGCTTCCCATTCAGCAGACGGTGAAAGTTTCCACGGTCATAGCCACACTTACGGGCCATTTCCGCTTGCGTCATATCGGCTGCTTTCAGCCATGCGCTCAATCGTTCGTTGGGTTCCATGAAGGAGGTTGTATCGCCTACAACTAGCGATTGCAAGCCCCAAATTGGTATATTTTACAATTCCGAAGGGGGTAAACGGGCGCAATATGATCGCATGGACAAAAGCCCGATTCACAAGCCGACTTTCGTGCGCGAATGGCGCAAGTTTCGCCGCATGACATTGGACGATCTCAGCACCGCCGCGTGCATCGACAAGGGCAACCTGTCGAAGATGGAGCGGGGCCTGTTGCAGTATAACCAGGAGACGCTTGAGCGATTGGCGGCGGCATTGAAAACCGACACCGCCAGCCTGATCGAGCGCGACCCCACCGATAACCCGCCTATCTGGACGATGTGGGATAAAGCCAACCGCGAACAGCGCCGCCAGATCGAGGGTGTAGTAGCCGCTTTGATAGGGGCGAAGGTCGACTAGCGACGAAAAGTTGCACATTTTACAAAATTAAGGCTTGCGTGGCCTGATTGTATCGCATACAACCATTCCGACTAAAGGAGTGGTTATGAACGACCCCACATTATCGCAAGCGATGATCGAGGCGGGCATCTATCAGGTGCGTTATTACCTCGAAGGCCGCTTTTCCGTGCAGCTTCGCGACGGTCGCAGCGGAATTGGTTCCACCGTATCGGAAGCCCTTGCTAACGCACAGCAGCGACCCACCGTGCAGGTGGCGGCATGAACACGATCTACCTCGACATTGAGACGATCCCGAACCAGTCGCCGGAATACCGCGCTGAGGTTCGCAAGAACATCAAGGCACCTGCCCAATACAAAAAGCAGGAGAGCATCGACAAATGGATTGCGGAGAATGGCGACGCGGCGGCTGAAGAGATTGTCGCCAAGACCAGCTTCGATCCTGCGCACGGCCATATCTGCACGATTGGCTTTGCGATTGGCGATGGCGAGGCGCAAGCCGTTCATGCGGAGGCCGAAGAGTGCGAGCAGCTTATCATCGAAAGCTTCTTCGCGGCATTACCCGAGCTGGGCGTGAACCAGTTCGTCGGTCACTACATTACCGGCTTCGACATCCCCTTCATCCTGCGGCGGGCAATCATCCTTGGGGTGAAACTGCCGCCGAGCGTGGCATTCCCGCGCCAGCCTAAGCCGTGGGATGATTGCGTGTTCGATACGATGGTGGCGTGGGCAGGTCCGCGCGACCGCATCAGTCAGGACAATCTCTGCAAAGCCCTTGGGTTGCAATGCAAGGGAGACTTCGACGGCTCAATGGTCGCGAAGGCTTGGGCGGACGGTGAGCATCAAAAGATAGCAGATTACTGCAAGCGCGATGTCGAAACCGTCCGCGAGATCCACAAACGCTTTGAAGCCGTGGGGTATTGAGCATGATCGACAGACTATCCGCGCCGTTCAAGCCGGAAGACATTCACTGGCGGGCGCAGCATGTATCCGCGAATGGCAGCGCACTTGCACTCGCCTATCTCGACGCGCGCGACGTTATGGACCGCCTCGACGCGGTTTGCGGCCCTGCCAACTGGTCAACCTACTATGACGAAACGGCAACAGGCCGTGTCCTGTGCAAGCTTTCCATCCGCGTTGATGACGAATGGATCACCAAGACCGATGGCGCGGGTAACACGGCGGTTGAGGGCGAGAAGGGCGGTATCTCCGACGCCTTGAAGCGCGCGGCGGTGCAGTGGGGGATTGGACGCTACCTCTACGATCTCGGCAACGTCTGGGCACCATGCGAGACGAAAGATTTCAAGGGCAAGGCGCAATGGAAGGCATGGAAGCCTGAGGCGCATGAAGTATTCCGCAAGGCGCTTGCGCAGCTTCGCCCTAGCGGGCCGCTGACGGACGCAACCCGCCAATGGGTCGAGACGCAGCTGCAATCGGTTGGGAAGGCTCCTGCCGACCTCCTGCGCCACCTGACGCCGGAAAGCACCAAGTCCCTTACATACGAGCAACTGCCTGACATTCAGGCATTCATCAACGCAAACAAGAAGGCAGCATAATGGCCGGATCACTCAACAAAGTCATGCTCATCGGTAACCTTGGCGCGGACCCAGAGGTCCGCAGCTTTCAGAACGGCGGCAAGGTGTGCAACCTGCGCGTTGCCACCACCGAAACTTGGAAGCAGGACGGCGAAAAGCACGAGCGCACCGAATGGCACACAGTCGCCATTTTCAGCGAGGGCCTTGTAGGCGTTGCCGAGCGGTTCCTGCGCAAAGGCAGCAAGGTCTATATCGAAGGCCAGTTGCAGACGCGCAAGTGGGCCGACCAGCAGGGCAATGACCGCTATTCGACCGAGGTTGTCCTTCGCGGCCTGAACGGCACCCTGACCATGCTGGATGGAAAGTCGAGCGACAGCGGGCAGGGCGGTAGCCCGAGCGGCAACGGCGGCGGGTTCGGCAGCACTGGCCCCAATACCAATCGCGGCGGTGGATCGAATTACGACGATCTCGACGACGACATCCCGTTCATCACGAACGCGGGCACAACGTAATATCGGGGGTGCCTACCTCCTTTGCCACGTTGGCCGCGTGGTTAATGCTCACGATGCAGGCCCGCGTTGACCCAGACGCATTCACGGCGCGGATGACCTGAAACCCGGCACCTTAATAGTAGAGGGGGAATCGTGCGGAATGGCTAGTGATGGCGGGCGCTCCCAATACCCGCCAAACACTTACAGGAGCGAGTGATGATAGGAACGGCGGACATAGTTCAGCGTAAGAGGATCGAGGCGCTGGAAGAGGCGGCATGTGAGGCAACGCGCTTCATTGAAGCTGCGGATGCGGCCATTGCGGACCTTAAAGAGAAAAACGCCACTGACCGAAGCAATGCATTCGCGTCAGCCAAGCGCGCGAGCATGGACCTGACCCGCTCGCTGGCTTCGATGCGCGGGCTGCGTTGGGGCGACTAGAATGCTGCCTAAGCGCATCCGTGACAAAGACGCCGAACGGGCGTCCTGGAAGAAGCCAAACCGCACAGGTCGCTTCAAGTCCACCAAGCACCGCGACTACGTTCGCCAGTTTGCTTGCTCCAAGTGCGGCGAAACGGCGGGCATCGAAGTCGCACACGTTCGCCTTGGCACCGATGGCGGGGCAAGCCGCAAGCCGAGCGATTATTACTGTGTGAGTCTCTGCAAGCCGTGCCATGACCGGCAGCACCACATAGGCGAGGAAACCTTCTGGCGAGGCGTGGACGTTCGCGCTCTTATGGAGGCGTTCTGTAAGGACAGTCCCGCCGCTCGCGAGATCCGAGACGCCAAACGGGAGCGCGGGCTTTGAGCGACCGCCACCTATACCGCTACACCCCCGATGGCTTCCGCCCCTACAATGACAAGGCGCAGGAGCAAGCTGGCAAGATGAAGCTGGGCGATGTGGTGGAACTCAAACCCACCCGCGTTCGCAACCCTCGGTATCATCGCCTGTATTTCGCAATTCTCAAGCTGATTAGCGAGAACAGCGACCCACACCTTACGCCCGACGCCGCGCTATACTTCGCCAAGGTAGGGGCAGGGTGCGGCGAATGGATCGACACCGGACGCAAGCAGCTATTCGTTCCCGGCAGCATCAGCTTTGCCAGCATGGACGACGAAGCATTCCAGGCATTCGTGCAAGCCTCGATCCCGCCGTTATGCGCCCGCTTCATGAACGACACCGCGCCAGAAACGGTCATTGCCGAGGCGATGGCCCTAGCCAATTAATTTGCACGACATACAACTTTTCGCTTTACAGCCCTAGTTGTATCGCCTACAACACTCCCACAGCCACTTGGCAAAGGAGTAAGACAGATGGCGAAGGACAAGCACTGGTCGATTGAGACTGCGCTAGAGCAGCTTCGCGCGTGCGACTACGAATGCGAAGGTGGGCCGCTGGCCAACAACATCGCGTGGCAGTGGATTGAAGGCGCGGCAAAGGTCGGTCCTGAGTTTTGGCCGGGGCAGGGGGTCTGGTTCAAGACCACGGCGACCAGCGCGTCCGGAAAGCAGCTATCGGGCTGGGAACACTTCTACATCGTTGGTTGCCACATGAGTTCCGACAACGAGCGGAGGTTCTGGCTTTACGATCTCAGCCAAGACCCGCCGGGGCCGTGGCACTACGGCACGGTGCAAATCAAGGGTGCAAAGGGGCGCGACCTCTCTCTCGTCAATCCTGAGCAGGGAGAGACGAAATGACCGCCCCTGCCACCTTCACCGATGCGAAGCCAAGCGAGGCGGACAGCCTTATCCTTCGCGCCACGCACCTGATCGACCGCCTGCGCGACCACGCCGAGCGCGACCCCGCAGACGCACCCCGCGCCCTCAAGATCGCCCGCACTATCGAGGCGAACATGGAGATAAGCGCGCCGACGCTGGAGAACCTTTCGCAGCCGGAGCAGAGCGCGCTTGGCTGGTGCCTGAATGATTACCAGCACGCGATTGCAGGGCTGCTTAGGGGCGAGCCTGACCGCTTTGTTACGCCGCGTGTGGCTCCGGTGGGGGTGGGCGCATGACCGTTCGCATCACACTTTCCTGTGACGGGTGCCACCTCGAAACCGGCCCGCACACCATCCCTCACCGCCAGTTTCATAGCTTCAACGGCAAGGGCCACGGCTTCGGGGTCTGGCAGGAGCCGACGCTGGATGACGCCCCGATCCCCGAAGGCTGGGTGCGCAGCGACCCGCACACGGGCTGCGTCTACTGCCCCAAATGCTGGGCAGAGATCGAGACCCCCGCCACCCCCAAGGAGACAGATCATGGATGATAAGAAGGTGGCCGAGTGGGCGTTGGAACGGGCCGTGGACCTTTACCACTGCGAGACAATCTTTTCGTCGGACATTGCCGTGATCTATAAATACGCGCTCGCCCGCTACATCGCGGAGCATGAAGATCCGCCGGTCGATCCGTTGTCGGTCGAGGCGAGGGCGCTGCTTGCAGAGTGGCCCAGCGAAGCCGGCTTTGAGGATTTCACCCTCAAGGCCCTCCGTCGCGGCATGGAACTCGCCCGCAAGGAGGACAGCCATGCATGATAATGTGACGCAGGGCGACGTAACTGAAGCCGACAAGGCCGCAGTGACCGCGTTCCACAATAAGCAGGCCGCGCGCATACTGGCAGGCGACAAAACGCTAGGCGACAACCGGGATTGCATTGAGCAAGCCTTCGCCGCCCACCGTCTCGCCTCCACAGCACAGCCAGAAGTCAAGGCGCTGGTCGAGGCGTTGGAGGCTATCAAGGCGCAGACCAGTGCAGAAGACGACGCTGGTAAAAACTATCGCTGGGACGACAGGGAAGGCGCTTTGGACTTCGCTTATGCCACCGCCGCCCAAGCCCTCACAGCCTACCACGAGGCCCAGCCATGAGCGGGGGCAGGGCACAGCAGGCGCGCTGCGACGAACGGGCCGCACGGGATCTGCGCGAACGCGAGTGGGGCCGCATGGCATCGCAGGCCACCGCAATCGCCCTGTGTGATGCGGCAATCGCTCAGATCGACAGCATTCAGGCCAGCATAGCGCGGGCTGAGGCACTTATCGCAGGACAGGAGAATTGATGATGGCGAAGGAAGCACATACGCCGGGGCCGTGGAGCGTTGATGGGCCGAAGCCCATGTCGATTGAGTGCCGGGTCCACCGAATAGTCAACCCCGCGATGTTCCCCGCTGCATTCGTGCCTGCATGGGATCGACCGGGGGATGGCGAAGAGGACGGCACGATAGAGGCTATTGCCAATGCCCGCCTGATCGCAGCCGCGCCGGAATTGCTGGAGGCGCTGGTGCAGGTGAAGGCGCTTGCCGAGCATGGCTCTTATCTGCGCGAAATCGCTGAAGCCGCCATCGCCAAGGTACGCGGAGAAACCGCATGACCACCCGCGCCCACAAGCCCCGCCTGGTCAAAGCAGGCGCACAGCTATCGCTGGCCGAGCAGATCGTCGCCTTCAAGCGCATCGAGCGCGAACAGGCGCAATTGCGAGCAGCGATTACCGCGCGAGGACGCAAGGCAGCAGAAGCGGACGGACGCAAGATGCTCCCGCGCTTCGAGGATATTTGCAGAGAGTTTGCCGCACTCAAAGGAGGCGTTGATGAATAGCCGACAGACCGAGGAGGGCGAAGTGTGGCGACCGTGCCCTGACTTCGAACACTGGTATGAGGTGTCGAATTATGGGCGGGTCCGCTCGTCTGCTCGGGGCGTCAAGATATTGGCCCACGGCAATGACAGCCATGGGTACCTGATTGTCGGCATGAGCAAGGACGGGAAGCGGTATGCCAAGACTGTTCACCGCCTCGTCTGTCGAGCATTCCACGGCGAGCCTAGCCTACCAGGCCTTGAGGCCGCTCATCTGAACGGTGATCGGACAGACCCGCGAGCGGAGAATTTAGCTTGGGTGACCAAAGCTGAGAACCACCGGCACATGCAAATCCATGGTACGAAGCCCCATGGCGAAAATCACCCGAGGGCCAAACTCAACGAGAAGGCTGTCAAGGAAATCTATCTGAGCGATGAACCCGCTTCCGTTTTCGCGGAGAAGTTTGGGGTCACGGTGTCCGCAGTGGACGATATTCGCGCGGGGAAGAATTGGGCGCGGGTCACGGCCTCACTTACACCTCCGGAGAGAACGCCTGGGGGCAAGCAAAAAACCAAGGTCGATGAGGCGCTTTTCCTAGAGGCAATGGAAGAGGGGCTTGGCGGCAGGAGGCTGGCGCGGCGCTTCAATATCTCAATCTCGACAGCCTCGAAATGGCAGAAGCGGATGAAAGCGCGGCCATCGCCCACCCCCAATCAGGAGCAATCACAATGACCGACACAAAGCTGGCCGAGCGTATCGAGCGTGCCGAAGAGTGGTTCGAATACCACATGTTGAATTATGAGCGCGCCGAAGAGGTGGGGTCTGCGCAGTCTGCCGAGCGCAGCCTTAGCGCCGCTGCGACATGGGCGGCCATCCTTACCGCCCTCCGCGCACAGGAGGCACACAATGGCTGAGCCACTCACCGACGATCAGATTGCAGAGGCGTTCCACGGCGGAATGACCAGCGCCAAGAATGGCCGCTACCTATCCGACTGCCGCTATCCGTGGGGGAGCGAACGCTGGAAACACTGGCGCGCAGGATACGCCCACGAACAGCAGATGGAGGCACACAATGAATAAGATCGCTGAGATAGCCGGGAAGCTGAGCGAGGCGCAGAAACGTCTCTTAAGGTCACTCCCCGATCACGGGCGAGATGCCACCGTATTTTGGAATGGCGAATACCGAAAATATCCACGAGCATTGCAAACGCTCCGCGCGCTTTCGCACAAAGGGTTGACTGGCGTTTTCGGTGAGGCATCCCCTCTCGGCCTAGCCGTCCGCAAGCACCTCAACGGAGAGTAATGTGACCGCTCCCAAGCCCTACTCGCCCAAGACGCTCGCTGAACGCTGGGGTTGCTCGGCAGAGAAGGTCCGGCTTATGTACCGCAACGGAGATCTTGCGGGCTTCGCGCTCGGCAAGCTTATCCGCATACCTGCCAGCGAGGTCGAGCGGTACGAGTGTCAGAATACACCCTCACAATGCACAGAGGCAAACTCGCCGTTACCTACCGAGACGAGGGAGGAACGCGCCGACGCATCACGACTGGCACGGCTGACGAGTCAAAGGCCGAAAGCATCGCCAGAGAGATTTGGCAGCGCCTCACAGCCGCAAAGAGCGACAAGGTAGGCGACCTATGGCCGGTCTATGTCGCGGACAGGATAGCGGACGGGGCGCGGGCGGATCGCTTCAAGGCCCATTGGGATGCACTGGCGGGGCAGTTTGCCGACCGGATAGGCAGCACGATCACGCGCGAGGACTGCCGAAGCTACCACAAGCGACGCAAGGAATTCGGCTACAGCGACAGCACGATCAAAACCGACCTGGAGTTGCTGCGGGCCTGCCTGCGCCACAGGTACGGCACTGCCGCACCCTCGATATGGATTCCGCCAGCATCGAAGCCGCGCGACAATTGGCTGACCAAGGAGCAGGCGCGCAAGATCGTGGACCTTGCCGACACGCCACACATAAAGCTTTTCGTGACGCTGGGGCTGGCGACAGGAGCGCGAGCTGGCGCGATACTGGATCTCACTTGGGATCGCGTGGACTTCGATCACGGCACAATCGACTTTCGCCCGCCGGGGCGTGTGCAGACGAACAAGCGCCGCACGGTCGTACCGATGAACAGCCGCGTTCGGACCGCGCTGGAACTGGCGCTGGCGGCACGCCTAACCGATCATGTGGTGGAGTATGGCGGCAAGCCGGTAGGTTCGGTCAAAAAGGCGATTCAGCGGCTATCTGTGCGCGCGGGGATACCGTTCTCGCCGCACACGCTGCGCCACACCTGCGCGGTATGGATGGCGCAGGACAATGTGCCCATGCAGCTAATCAGCCAGTATCTGGGGCACACTTCGCTGCGGATGACCGAGCAGGTTTATGCCCGGTACTCCCCGTCATTTATGAGGGATGCGAGCAGCGCGACGGACTTTTAGTGTACCGTTGTACCTTTGGGGGTAGGGCGTACACAGGCCGAAACTCGCAGAAAACGTGGTGGGCGCTGAGGGCCACGATCCCCCGACCTTCTCGGTGTAAACAGGAGGTGCCCGCGCAAATCTGCGGTTTCTACGGACAAACCCACAAGGATTTGCGCAATATAGGCCCTTTTTGTTTTGCGTCTGTTCTAGGGGTGGTGTACACTCGTACCTCTAAAAAGGGCGACCCGATCTGGTACATCGAGCCGCCCGTCACCCAGCGATGGAGCCGCTAGATGATGCAGCAGCAGTTATGTTCAATTGATTGGTGCGACAACCCCCGGCGCATCGGTGTCCTTTGCCTTGCTCACCACGGGAGGCTGAAACGCCATGGCCACCCACTTGGCGGAAATGCTCTGCCGGGGGAGCCGCAAGCGTTCCTTAGGCACGCAGTGGGGGCGCCAACGGATAATTGTATCCTGTGGCCGTTCGCGCTCGACAGGTTAGGGTACGGACGGCTCGTTTGGGGCGGCGCGCAGATGCCCGCTCACCGTGCGGCGTGGGAGTTATACAATGGGCGGAAAATGGCACCTGAAATGGACGCCTGCCACGCTCCTGAGGTGTGCCACAATCGGTCGTGCATTAACCCGCAGCACATTCGCGAAGATACGCGCCCAAACAATATGGCAGACACCCTCATAGACGGCACAAGCCCGCGCGGCACCAAGTCGCACTCGGCCAAGCTGTCAGAGGATGACGTTCGCGCTATCCGCGCCGACACACGCGGGCACCGGGACGCGGCGGATGCCTATGGCGTTTCCTATGACACTGTGCGCTCCATCCGGTGTGGAAGGCGCTGGGGGTGGCTTAAGTGAGGGAGAATAGATGATGGCCGGTCTCACGGTTGCCTTTTTCACCGGCATAGTTTGCCTTCTGCTGATCGAAGCCACTGGACTGCCTAACGGGCTACCCATCGGGCTTGTGATCGCCGCTGCGTATATTGGCGGTCGGATCGCAGGACGCACCGCCTAGCCACAGGAGACACCAATGTCAGATAAATTGATTGCGCTGGCGGATGCCAAACGGGCCGTTCAGGAGGTTGTGAACGCGCGCGGGAACGCTGCAAAGGCAATCGGGTGGGATATTGTTATCGCCCTAGGCCGCCTCGACCACCACAAGGAGGACAGCAAACATGGATGATCTTAGAGAAGTGATCGAGAACGCGATCTGGGATAAGGTGGACCCGCTTTCCGGCGATCCTATCGGCGCGCTTATCTGCGCGTCGGATTTGCTGTTCCCAAGCAAGGAGCATCAGCAGGGCAACTCGACCAGCAAGTCATACGAGCTGGCCGCGAAAGAGGTCTGCGGGACCATCACCGATGCCGCCCTAGCAGCAATCAAGCAAGCAGGGTTCGTTGTGGTGCCTGCTGAGCCTACGGAGGCGATGGTGGAGGCGTTCGGCAATGCAACCGGCTTCGATTTTCACAACAGCATTGCAGATGGCTACCGCGCCATGATCGAGGCATCCAATGCGCCTACCTAAGCCAGTCCAGGTGCTTATCGGGCTGGGGTTGCTAGCGGGGTGATTGGGGCGTTGGTGAGGTAGCTGCGGGCGGTTCGGGCGGAATCCTCAACCCTTCTTTCCCGCGCCAATTCCATGACGCGCCGCGCAGCTATCTCGTGACCGTCGCTGGCCAAACCAGTCAACTTTCATTCTAGCCCAACCACCCTACAGCATTCGGCCCTTGCGTCAAGCACTTTTTCGTGTTATCAAGCCGAATGTTTGATGATCTTCTAGCTGCCTATATTGTTGCTGGTGTCGGCATGGTTATGTCCACCGGAATGCCGGACGGGCGCTGCCGCTATCTGATCGCTGCCGCCTTCATAGTTGCTTGGCCGCTATTCCTTGGTTGGGGCCTCTACCTCAACCGCAGATAGCATCCCACTTGGCGTTATGCGCTTCGATCTCCTTCACGGTCGGCTTGCTGTCAGCCACGTTGCCGGGATCGTCCATCTCGCCAGCAGCCAGTTCCGCATAGCTTATCGCGCGGAACGTAAGGCAGGAGGTGTCAACAATTCTCGGGGGTTCGCGAGTGGCGCAGGCACCCGTCACGCCGAGCATCAGGATCACGCTTGATATTTTCAGCAGCTTCATTGGCTGTCTCCGCCCGTTCGATAGTCTTGCGCAGGTCGCCTTCGCGCTGGACCTTTGCGCCGATCTCTTGGTTTGCCTTGTCATCTGCTTCTTCGCGGGCCTGTAGCCACAGAATGCCGCCAGCGATTGCCGCCAGGAGGGCAAGCAGCCATATCCACCGTTGAAGGCCTAGCGCCTTCGTTCCAAGCCATGCTGCGATCATGCGAACACCTCCCGCAGCCACGCCTTGAAGCGCCGCCAGAGTGCGCGGAGGATGAATGCGTCATCAATGCCACCGATGGGCATCAGGTGCGCGTCCCTTCGATGGAGAGGCCGCCCCATTTGTCCATGAACGCGGTCCCGCTGTCGCCGGTAATGTCGCCGCCCCAGCCTTCGCCGCGAATGTCAACGTATCCTTCAGTCATGGCTTGCTCCTTCCGCTGCCCAAGTCTTTGACCGCCGTTGCCGCGCCACCGCCCACAAGGATGATGCCAAGGCTCTCAGCAAAGGTCCGCAGATCGAACGGCTGCCCCTGCCAAATATCGGCGGCCTGATACCCCATCGCGCAGACGAACCCGACCGCCCACATCGCGCGGGCAAGCTCGAAGTTCTCATTGTCTGGCGCGGTAAACCAGTCCTTCAAAATCTTCTTGATGTTCATTATACGTTCTCACTGGAAAAATCAAGCCTTTTCCGCTTGCTTTGCGGGCGTGGCTCTGTATTATGTGTGGAGAAAGGAAGTTGTTATGCAAAGTGAGCATTGGGCCGACGACGAACACGCAGAAGGCTACCGCGACGGGCGCGATCTTGACGCGCCGTGGCCGTCCACCAATCGGTCGGCAGAGTATCGGCATTCTTTTGAGGTCGGGCGCGCGGAGAAGCTCGGCAGTCCAATTCCTGCCGCCGTGTCGCGCCAGCGCGTCGAGGCGCTTGAAGCCGCCCGCAACACCTAACCCCTACGCCACCGACAAAGGAGATTGAGTATGTCGGAAGCAGCCAAAGCCGAAGCGGAAGCTCACAAGCGGTGGCTCGACCTCGCGCTGAACTCCCCTGAGGACACGACCGAGTTAGAAGCCGCGCATAAGGCTTGGAAAGATGCGCGCCGCAATGCCGATTGGGAAGCGCACAAGAAGGCGAAACTCGCGAATGCCTAACCCCCGCGACTACGCCACAGAAGCAGAGAAGCGAAGGCTTACAGAGATAGACGCGGCACTAACCGCACTAGCCCCCCTCTACAAAGAGAGGCGCAAGATCATGGACCGGCTGTATAAGCGGCAGAAAGCGAGTGAAGGATGAGTGACTGGCAGTTTATGGATGAGCCCCGCAATTGCGGTTGCCCGCGCACAAGCGGCTCGGATGAGCGGCGCGAGATTGTGCGCTTTCTCCGGTCGCAGAGCTATCCTGTAAATGTCCGCTTATGCGCCGACCTAGCGGACGCCATATCGCGCGGAGAACACCTCAAACGCTAACTCGCCACCCGCCAAGCAATAACCAATCCCACCGCTACAGCGGCAACATAAAAGGCTGTCATGCTTCCCGTTGCGGTTAAAAACATTCCGCTCGTAAAAGCAGCGCCCTTCATGTGCCCCTCCTGTTAGGTTAGCTCCGGTATAGCTTGACTTCGGCTGCGCGGCGGCGGGTCAGGCCAGCCAGCACACGGCCAGCAGCTTTGTTCCAGCGGGCGAACTCGTTAGCCGCGCCCTCGTGATCGCCCTCCATGTGCTTGCGCAGCAGGGTGGACCGTTTCAGCGCGTTGACGCCCACGTTAAAGGCAAAGCTCACCAGCGCGTCGAATTGGCCCTGCGTGGCGTATCCGTTCACCATATCGCGCACAGGGTCCGCGTGGCGCTCGATGTCCTCCAGCAGCAGCTTGTCGGCAATGTCCCGCGTGATCCGCAGTCCAGGCGTCACAGGCTTGCCGTTGATGAGGGTGGCCCCGTAACCAATCGTCCAAGGCTTCCCGCCAGTGCCGGGGTCGGGATACGCGGTCAGGCGGCACCCCTCAAACTCTTTGATGAGATCCACGCCCGCCTTGCTTACGGTCAGCACCTTGGATGGGCCAAGGTCGATAGGATCGGCAATCGCAGCGTCAATGGCCGCGTCGAAGCCAGCCACAAAACCGGGGCGGTTCCACAGGCCGGGAAATCGCGCATCAAGCCAGTCAAACAAAATCTTGCGGTTCACTTGCTATGTCCTCGCTTTTGTGGTAGCCGTGGGGCATGGCTGTTAGACATGGCAACGCGCCCTTTAGGGAATGCAGTTCTCGCGGGGATAAGCGGTTTAGCGCGTTCTGCGCCCGCATTCAGGCACGCGGCGGCAAGTCGATTGAAGAGATTTATCAAGCGGCCAAAAGGTTCGCGGACGGCAGCACCGGACTGACTTGGCGGCAAGCCAAGGGGCGGAAGGCGGTCAATCAGCAGGAGTGCGCCGAGCTTTATGGTCGGCTTTGGCGCGAATACATCGCAGAGAACCCCCGCTTGCTGGCTGTTTTGATCGCGTCCAGCGGGGTGTCGGACATATTTGGGCAACCCGGGCATTGCTGTCAGGCGACAGAGCTTTGGAACATTCGCTGTCGCGCTATTGAAGCGGCTATCCACGATCCAGCATCCTAAGCAGCAGCTTGGTTGTGCGGCATCGGTCGGTTATCCCTCCGGTTGCCTTGTCCTTCACATGAAGGGCGATCATCTCGATTAGGTATAGCTGGGCATCCGATAGGGCGCAGGCTTCCACGCAATCGGCAGCATCGCGGAGGGCTTGGGCGGCTTCATTCGCCACCGAAATCTTCCTCGTCGATGACAACCATATCGGGGCATTCCTCCGGCAGCTTTGCCGAGAAGTCCGGTGTAAAGCAGACCTCCGTTAGCTCTTCGTCAGGAAGCCCCTCGCACAGATCCCAATTGCTATAGGTGACAGGGTAGGGGGCAACGTAGTCCGCTGCATCTACGCCGGTGTCGAAGATAGAGGGTATCATGCTGCACCTCTCAACTGGCGGTCACGTTCGACCAGTGCCTTTTCTACTGCCCGCGCTTGCTGGCGTTCGATCTTGCGGGCCACCTCTTCAGCCGTAGGGGCGGCGGGTAGGGGAGTGGGGACGATCATGCCGCCTCTTCCAGCATTTCAGGGCAGACCATGACGCGGCCCACTTGCCCGTATCGCTTGTGGTAGGTGATCGCTTGTGCCGCGCGGTCGGCAATCCAGCCCCCGCGCGCTGCATAGGCATCCCGGGCCGCCAGCGTCGGATGCTGGACGACTGTGACGCCGTTGTATTCCTTCTCGTCGCGGTGATGCCGATGCCCGCAATGGATTTCGCGGCGACGGGTGCGCCCCCATGCTTGCGCGTATTGAGCGGCAAACAGGAGCGGAAGCTGCTCGTTCTTCACCTTGTGCCCATGATGGACACCGATCATCGTCTCGCCCCACTCCACCACGTAGAAGGGGAGGTTGCTGTCGTTGACCGTCAGGCGCGGCTCGTCTTCGTAAAGGACCGCGAAGCTGTCAGCCAGCCAGCCCATGCTGTCCTGATCGTGGTTGCCTTCCGCTAGGATCAGATGCACTTCCATGTGCGTTTCCAGCGCCATCCGGCAAAGTTCGCGGATCAGGCGGATAGCCGCCTTGCGGATCTTCGGGAAACGGCTGTCAGCGTCCAAGACATGGCCGTGCCCTGGAGTAATCGGAGTCAGGCCATCCGTGTGCAGGAAGTCACCCTGAATGTTGACCACTGCCGTATGGGCGACGGGGCTTTGCGAAACCATCGCGGCCATCGCTTTGCGCAGAGTGCTTTCGGCAATCTGAAGGTCCCAGTCCTGCCCGCCTTCGCGATGCCAAGCGAGCATTCCTAAATGATAATCCGTGAAAGTGAAAAGGTTGCAGAGGTCCGAGTTAGCAACCGCCGGGGCCTTGACCCGGGGCGCTGGCTCGATGTCCGACTGGATGCCTTCAACGACCTCCCTAAGCGCCTCAAGTGCGCGGGTTTGGTCGGGTGACTGACGCTCCCATACGCGCTCGACGCCCCCGGGGCCGCGCTGCACCGTGACCTTGCCCATAAGGTAGCCCGGGGCCACGCCGTCCTGAAAGTGACCCGGGGCATATCCCTCGCGCGCCGCCCTCTTCCGAACGTCACGCAACACCTTGTCAGGATAGGTTCGGTCGGTGCCGCCAAGGGCCTCCGCAGCCGCAGGGCCGGTGCCGTGTTCTTCGTAAGCTTCAAGCACCTCGCGTTGGCGGTCGGTGCAATACGAATAAAGTTCAGGGTCGATCTTCAAGCGATCCCTCCCACAACGCCTATTGCTAGGCCTCGAAATACATGCTAGCGCGACCCACCTTCGCGGACTACGCTGTTCTCAATTTGTTCGGGGATAACTCAGTCTTGCTTGCGCTGGAAAACGCTAGCCGCCGCTTGACCCGACGCTGCCAACTGCCGCTCAAGACCGATCCGCGCGTTGCGCTCTTCTTCAAGCTCCAACCGCAGGGCCGCTATCTGCACCCGAAGCGCGCCAAGGTCGGCAGCGAACTGGTCGCGCTCCTCCTTCACCAGCTTGTAGAGATCCGCGTAGGCGTTCACCGCCTCGGTCTGGCTCGACCCAAAGAACTTGAGCGTGACATAGACCAGCGCCAGAAAGCCGCCCCCGGTCCCGATGCGGAATAGCCATTCAATGCCGCTGTCTGCTATCGCCTCCATTTGAAAAGCCTCCAGGCGAACATCAGCATGGCAATTGTGCCAGTGAGGCACGCGAGAAGAATGGCTGCATGGTGGGCGAGGTCGTCCACCCCAATGCCAATGCTGGCGAGGTCTAAGCCAAGCGCCAGTAGGAACACCGCGACCAGTTGGAAGTTATAGCTACGCTCGCGCTCGCTTGCACCGATCCGTATGCGGAAGTCAGGGGAAGCGGCTGCACCTTGAAGAACAGCGGCGATGCCAAAAGCACACACCGCCGCCCATCCGTGCAGTATCGTCAGGAGTGTCACCGCCGCCTCCTGCTTTGCACAAGGTCAAACGCGCACTCGCTTAACGGCCATGCCAGAAGCATCACCAGTATGGCTTTGAGCGAAGAGGACACGCTTAATACTTCTCGACGTAAACGATGGTGGGAGCAGCCCCCGTCTCGGTTCGGTAAATCTCAAGCGTCGGCCCGCTGGTGCCGGTCGCTGCCCGCAGTTTCGGCGCGAAGGCCGCGTAAGTCCCGGCACCTTCATGGATTGTGCGGATGGTGAACGCACCCTGCCGAGAGATAACCTCGTACTCGCTTCGCACATCGGCCAGCGTGGACGACAATTGCAGGCGGATGCGATAAACATTGGCGGCATCGCCCGCCGTAGGCTGGATTTCGTAAAGCCCGTTGGTGCCCCATGTGCCATCCGGTTTGCGCTCGGGCACCTCAAGTATCTTGGCCCCGCCGGTAACAGTCACATATCCAGACCATTGATACCCTCGGTCGGTTCGGAGCGTGTTGACGACATGCGGATTCGGGCCGCGAAGGAAGAAGGTGTTGCTGGCGTGCGGAAGCACTCCCGCCGCATAACTGATGCCGCGCGGCCCGGATTGGATGTCCACGTAGCTGTCGGTAACGCCAGTCGAGACTGTGAGGTCGAAAGACGTTACCCCCACACCGGTAGAAATCGCGCGCCCTGTGACGCGATTGCCTCTGCTGCTCGGCCCAAGCCCGACCGCCTGTCCCTGCACCTCGATGTCAACGTGCGCTTGGTTGTCGTCGCCAGCGAGCAGAAGGCCGCCCGAAGCATGGCCGCGAATGTGGACGTTGCTGAAGGTGTTACGGTTGCCGTAGACCTGAATGCCGAGCGTGATGCCGTTGATGCTGGTGAACGAAACGAAAGTGTTGTCGTCGCAGCCTTGGCGCAGCCACATTCCGTAGCAATTCGCACCCGACATAATGAACGAGCCGACCGTGTTCCCCCGGAACCCGTTGGAAACGCCGATACCGTCGCCATTGTCGTCGCCGGGGGCGTCCTGCACGATCTCTGCGAAATTGGAGAGAATATCACCACTCTGGATCGAGCCGCCGTTCTGCGTCCGCTTGCCGCGAATGCGACCAAATATGCTCGCCTGATTGCGCTCGGTCAGGGCGGTGAAAAGGCACCACTTGGCGTAGATCGAACCGCGCTCGACTTCCCAGCAGTCGCGGACAGTGACGGATGCGCCGCCGAAGCGGTCAGCCTCGGAATTGCCTTCGACGTGAATGTCATCACACAGCTTGCCGTGGCGGCAGAACTCGAAAGCCAGCGCGCCGCCGCCCCCAATGCCACCGGTCCACTTGCCGCCGACAATGCGCGGGTTCTCGACAAAGTTGACCTTCTGCACCTTGAGCGACTTTGCCGCAGTGTAGGGCCACCGGACAAACTCGCGCAGCGTGATCTTGTTACCGGCGATGGAGTCAATCGTTGCGAACTCGCGATAGTTGCGGTCCTGCGTTTCCGCGCCAGCAGTCCCCTTCCTGGTCGAAGTGGTGGCCGGGTCGTTCTCCGAAATACGCACAACATCGCCCGCCGCAAAGCTGCTTGCATCGGCAACATTGATGATGCGCGAAAGCTGGCCAATGGTTAGTGCGGTTACGGTGCCGCCCGCATTGATGAGATCGAAGGACGAAACCGTGACCAGCGGCCCTGTGACCCCGCCCTTGACGGTAATCGTCGCTTTCTTCGGACCGGAAGCCTGTAGGTTCTGGATTTCGGTCTGCGAACCAAACTCAATGTCCACCGCGCTGGTGAACTCCATCGGGTTTAGCTGGTAGGTGCTACCCATCGCGCGTACGGGCTTCCCGCTTGCAACCGCTGCGGTGAAAAGCGCGTTGTCGTCTGCGCCCGCGCCGACCTCGCCAAACATTTCCGGCGTGACGTAATTGTCGGGTGCGAGGTCGCGCACGAAAACCGCCGAGCTGCTATCGTTGCGATACAGGGCGTGTTCGGTGTCGTTCGCGACTACGAAAAACTCGCCGTCTACAGTGGCGGCGAGGCCCGCAGTCGTGTCCTCATAAACAGCACCACCGACAAGGGAGCGTGCCGTCTCGGCATAATTCCCCGCCGTGTTCGCGTGCGTTGCAGCAAGGTCTGCCTGCGCTTCTGCGCGGTCGGCTTCCGCTTCTGCCCTCACTGCTTGGCGGGCAGCCTCAGCCGTATCGTCGCCAAGCCCGATGACTCGCTCGTTGGCGTCCATAACCAGTTGAATGCTAGGCATTGGTCACCTTCCCGTTCACGTAGATATTTCCGCCCAGAAAGCGGTATTCGATGGCGCTGCCGCTGGGATCGCGCAGAACGTCCATCACAAGCTCGACCTGCCCGTCTGCGTCGCCATCCGAAGGGAGCGCATTGACCTGCGTGTCGGTGAGGCTGAGCGTGACTGGCGTGTAAGTCCCGTCCCACGAACCAACCGAAACCGAGAAGTCTGCAAGGGTACTGCCGGAAGCGTCAGGCGAAACGCGCAGCGATGCGCTGAATGCGTCCGAACTGACATCAATCGGGACGTTCAGGACAAGCTCGTAGGGCAAGCCCCGGTCAATCGGCGGAAGTTCAACGCCGCCCTTTCCGGCTGACGCAAGCGAGCGCAGCCAGTCACCATGCTGGGTCATTTGTGTTTTCCTTCTTAGGGTATGTCGCCGCCGGGATCGTCATTGTCCCAGCCCCCGCCGCCGGGAGGCGACGAGCCGCCTGCGCCGCCGCCTTCGCCAGCCTCGTTCACCGTACTGATGCTAGCGAGGTAATGGCGGTTCGGATTGGCTGCGCTGAAATCCGCATCGCCGCCAGTCTGCCCGCCCGTGCCGGGAGTGATCTCAACCAGCGAAAAGTCCACACCCAACTCGCCACCTGCGAAGTCGGGGTCATCATAGGACAGGAGATAGCTGGTTGTTTCGTTCAGCGTGAAGTCGCCGCCAGTCACGGACGCCTCGGTGCCGTCCGCATATACGCGGGTGTGGTCGGGTATCGTGACCGTTACCGTGCCCGTCCCGGTGCCATCGTGGATCTGCGTGATGTTACCAGCGAGGCCGCGCGTGTAGCTGCTCGATAGCTTAAGCGTCCCAAGACCTGCCGGATCGGCGGCAGCGGAAGCGAGTTCGTCCCGCTCTTGCGCTGTCTGCCCGATTGCAGGCGTAGGCGGTGCCGTGCCGGTAAGGCCCAAGCAGTAAGCGTGCTTTGCGCTCGTTTCCCCCATCAGTTCCAGCTTCACCTTCATGGTCGCCGGATCGAGTTCGCGCCGCAAGATGATTGCTGTCGTGTCCAGCCCCAGTTCCGGCAGGTCGAGGTGCAGACATTCGCCGGGGCGGTAGGCGCGCAGTCGCGGCATACAGACCAGCGAGATGGGGGCCAGTTCGCGGCTGTCCCAGATATGGTAGGCCACAAGCTGCGATGCCTGGTCCTCGTCGGTGACGAAGTTGCAGGGCCACGTTTCGCGCTTTTCCTCGCCGTCTTCGGTCAGGAAGGTGGAGTTGACCACCGGCTCCGCATCGACCATTTCCCAATTGTGGGCAGGGCTGCGATACTTCGGAATGCCGGTGTTGATGCGGTCGCGGAAGGACTGCATCGCCATCACGCTTTGATCGTCATCCGTAAGGTCCGCTTCGGTGATCGTATCGAGCGCGACAGTGGGCGCGCGATAGCGGAAGGTTAGCTGCCCCAATGCAACCGGCTCAGCCCCGCCAGCGAAGCAAATATCCTTCAGGTTCGCCCAGCGGTCGCCCGGCTCGTAAACTACGCCGAAGAAGTTTTCCCAACCGTTCGCTTCGCAGACATTCGCCCAAGCGGCGATAACGGCCCAATCGACAGCATCCGCCGCCAGCCCCATGCCCATCGTGCGCTTGCCGTTTTGATAGCGGCCATAAGCATACGTGCCCGCGTGCAGGGCAGGGTTGGCGCTGTATTCGTAGGTGGTTTCGTCACCCAGTCGGTGCGAGCCAGAACCGCCGGGGAACGTGCTGTCCTTGCGCGGGTCATAGACCTTCACCCACTGGCCATACGCACCGATAGAGCTGCGTAGATCGACGCCCGCGAAACGCTTGCCGTCCTTATCGAAAAGCGCGCTCCATCCAATCGCGGCTTGGCCGGATAGCTTGGAGGACGAACTCCACCCCGTAGCCCCCGCCCATTGAGGCGACAGCGCATCAGCTTCGGGGCAAGCGCCTAACTGGGTGTCGGTGTAGAGGAAGCCGTTATACCAGCTTGGAATTGTCTCGAAATCGAACCGGGGCGAGATGCTTTGAACCGGCCCGCCGCCCGAATACACCACCGGCATGAACCGATAGGGATTGGGCACTTTTTTGAGCGTCGCGCCATACCCGACATCATGGCGCAGAACGCCCGCAAAATAACCCTCACCCATGACGTAAGGTTGCGGCGCATCCGGCGCGATCAGGACTTGGGTTACACTTCCCCGCGCGGGAGGCGGCTTGGCCGTAAGGCCCTCCGCAACCGTTGCCGCCGTGACCGCAACAGCAGCGATGCGAGACGCTGCAATCGCGAAAGGCTGGTGCGGACCGGGAATGAATGACGCGATGGTCGCGATCGTTCCGACCACCGTCCCTATGGTCTTGACTGCTTTGGCCAAATTACACCCTCCAGCTCGCGGTGAGTTCGTCCAAAGACACGTCGAGGATGACCAGCTTCGGTTCGTCCTCCCGCCAGCCAAACAGCTTCAGCGGGCCAGCGCAGACGAACAGTGCATCCAGCCCTTGCTCGCCGGGGACCATCGCGAGATCCCCAAGCATCATCTGCGCAGGCGCAATCGGCGGGAGCATCCGGTCCATCAGCCGCCCGAGACTGCCATAGCCTTTCCCACTAAGCGCCCGCTTGGCCCCCAGTGCGCTACGGAAGCGCGGCAACGTCTCGACCTTGTGCCCCATGTTGCGCAGGTGAAAACGCGCGAGGTGAACGCAGGTGATACCCTTCGACCAATCGAACTCCTTGTGCCGATAGCGGGCAAGGGTCTTTTCCGTTGCAATCCTGCGGCGCTCAAGTTCCGGTAGCTTTTTCATATCAGCGGTAATCGTATCTGTAGGTGCCGAAGCCTTCGCGCCCCGCAGGTCCGCTTCCGCTTCCCGATGTGCGAGTGCCCGCGCCGGGACGCTCGACGCCCCATGCAACCGGAACAGCAAGGCCCGTTGCGTTGTCGTGGCCCGTTTCTCCAGGCCACACCGACTTGTGGAACGTAGGATTGAGCGAGTTGCCGGTGTTGCCCTCGAAAAGCCGCTCAGCGAGGCTCACAACCGACATCGCCAGTTCGCGCTTGCCCTTGCCGACCGTCAGAACGCTTTGGTCGATCTGTCCGGTAAACAATACATCCGCCGAATTGATCGTGCCCGCGTCAACATCGTATTCCGCCAGCACAAATTGCACTTGCGAGGTTTGGTGTCCCGGCTTGGTCAGGTCTGCGACTGCGCTTGTATCGGGCGGTAGCATCGTGATCGACAGGGCAGGGACGCTATCGCCCACGCCTTCGGATAGCGGCTGCACCGACTGGATCGTGCCGAAGGTGTCATCCTTGGCGCGGTAGGTTTCGCCGTTGTATTCGATGAAGCCGCCATCGGTGAAGCGCAGGGTTGCTTCGGGCAGCTCGATTGTCAGGAGGCCGGTTAGGGCAACGCGGCTCACTCGTATTCCTCCACCACCAAGCCAATCGACACCAGCCAGTTAGTCGGCGTGTTCCAGCCCCAGTTCTCACCGTCGATGAAACCCTCGATGTAGGGCTTGGCGAACTCGATAGTCGCACCATCAGCGAACGGGGCACGCAGAGGCGGCTCGATGCTAAGGGTTGCCGCTCCGGTCCCGTCCGCGCCCACCGTCTCGACAACTTGATGCAGATAGCCGTTGCCGCTGGCGTCTATGATCGTCAGCCAGTAGTCTTCCTTAGCGAAATACCCCGGCGTGAAGCCGCGAACGTCAAGCGAGGTGCCCGACTGGCCCGCGCCATCGACCACAGGCGTTCCCGGCGACCCCTGCGGCACTTTCAGCGGCAGATAAACACGGATGCCCTGCCGCTTTGCCCGAACGATCCTTGCAAGCTTGGGCTTGGCGCTAGGCGGGAACGTGAAGCCGATTGCGTAGCGGTTGCCGGGGCGGTCGATACGAAGCGAGGAAGCCCCACGCACAACGCTCCCTTGGTCGAGCGCCAGCACTTCCATTTCGCTCGGCACTACGCCGGTAGGAAGCTCAATCATCGGCGCAAACTCCGTGAAGCAGCAAAGCGAGAGTTCTGGGCCGCAGCTTGCGCGCCGCCTTGCGCAGCAGCCATATCGCCAGCGTTAATCCGGTCCCAGAACTCCGGCGTCAGAAGGTTGCCGCTGAAGTTGTAGGTGTTGCCGCCACGACCGCCCATCATCGCGCGGCTCTCGCTATTGGTGAACACCGACGATCCGCGCGGCATACTCACTAGCTCCGGCCCGCGCTCACCGACGATTGCCAGACCGCCGGGATGGTTGCGGGTGCCCGTCGCATAGCCGGGAATGCCCTTGTTGATGTTCGCCTGAATGCTCTTGCCGAATGCGCCGATGCTGCCGAGCTGAATACCCAGACCCACCACGCCGGAAAGGATATCAAGGAAGCCGCCGCCCTTGATAGCGTTCGCCATCCGGTCAACCGCAGCAAGCGTGCTTTCGGCCATGTCCTTGAACGTCTCGGCAATGCGGACGGTCTGAACCTTAGCCTTGTCGCCAAGCCCTTTCAGACTATCGCCCACTTCTTCCATGCCTTTAATCAGGCTGGGCGCGTTCAAGACGCTATCCGATACCGTGAAGCCACCGCCTTCGACTGGACGCCCATCGCGCTCCCGCCCCAGACGCAGACGCGCTTCGGTCTTCGCATCGTCGGACAGGTCAGCCTTGCCGATCAGTTGCAGTTCGCGCTCATAGTCGAGCATCTTGCGCACTTCAGGAAACAGGCGGTCGAGCAAGGCCTGGGTTTCACGCGCCGCCTGCTTTGCCGCTTCCGTCATCTTGCCGACCGCAGCATTGACGCGCCCGATGCCGCCCTCGATCCCGATGGCCAGACCCTCGGAGATATACCCGCCGATCTCCATAAAGACGCGCGAAGGCGACTTGATGCCAAGGAAGTTCTTGACCTTCGCAAGCCCGCTGGAGGCGATGCCGACAAGTGCGTCACCCACCGCGCCGGGGGCAGACTTGATGCCGCTGACAAGACCCGCGACCATATCCTTGCCCACCTGCGCCAGTTGCGCAGCCGTGGCCTTCAGGTCGGTCCACCATCGGTTGAAGCCATCCCACACGCTGACGAAGAAGTTACGAATGCCCGCGCCAGCATCGGCAAACGCCTTATCGGTCGCCAGATACCATTCGTTGATGCTGTCGCTAAGGGCGCGGAGGTCGCTACCGAACTTGCGCGCACCCTCCGTTTTCTTCATTTCCTCATCGGCAGCATTAGCCGCAACAGAGACGCCGCTAAAGCCTTCGGTGACAGCCGCAAGCTGCTCCGCGAAGTTGGCGAACTTGTCGATCAGACCGCTATCGACCAGCGTTAGCGCAAGCTGCTGGAGCGAGTTGTCCAGCTTCGCCATCGACTCTTCGTAACGCTGAAGCTGGGCGCGCTGGTCCTCGGTGATAACCGCAGCCTTATCGCCGTAACGCTCCCAAGCCGCGCCGCCATTCTCAAGCAGCGGGATCAGGTTGGTGGCGTCCGAAGCCATAGCCTCCAGGTAGAAGACCATATCCTCTTGGCTGACGTTCGCCTTCTTCAAGCTATCGTAGTAAAGCTGAAGCGAGTCCCTACCGCCCAAGCCCTCGAAAGCCTTGGCCGTTACGCCAACCTTGGGGGCGATGTTCTCGAAGAAGTCGGCCATCGGCCCACCGCCCGTCTGGGCGAAGTCACCGATGCGATCCCGAACGTCCTTGAAAATATCGCCCAGCTTGTCGAACTCGACGCCGACCATCCGCGCGCCGTAGGCTTGGCGTTGGAAGTCCTCGAAGCTTTCGCCCGCGACCTGCGCCGCGTTGCCCATCTCCTTCGACTTCTGGGCGAGGTCGCCAAAGACCTTATTGATGCCCGCAATGGCCGTCCCGATGCCCGCCGCGCCAATGGCAATCGACTTGCTGAAGTCCGAGAACTTGCGGCGCATCTGGTTCATGCGCTTTTCGGACTTGGTTGCGCCCTTCTCGAAGGCTGCTGTCTCAAGCGAGAGGTTCACCGCCAAGCGGGCAATAACGTCACCTAGCGCCATGTTATTCCCCTTGCTTCGCTGCCATGCGCGCGAACATGCGCTGCACAGCCCTTGCGCCTTCGTCTGCTGACGTTGGCTTTGCCGGTTTCAGGTATTCATCCAGCGACTTGACCTTCTGGAGCCGCGCAAACCGCTCGGAACTCCAACCGATCATCGTGGCGAGGTCGCCCGTCGCCTTCATTCGTGCGCTGACGATCAGCGCAAAGGTGCGGGGGGTCGCCCGCCAGAATGCGTCAGGCTCTAGCCCTGCTTCGCACCATTGCGCCCAGAGGTCTTCCCACGAGGCTTTTTTGCCTTGGGCTTGGGCGCGGGCGCGTTTCCCGCCTCCACCTCATCAGGAAAGGCGCTTTCGCTTGCGCGTGTGAGGGCCTCAACCACCTCGCCCATGTCGGTGCGAATGATTTCGAGCGCATCGCCGCGCTTCAACCCGTGATGGCGGGCAGCGGCCCCCTGCAACATGGCGGCAGCTGCCCCCATGAAGCCTGACATGGCGTCTTCCATCAACTTGGAAAGCGGCTTTCCGTAGATCGTTTCCGCTTCGACAAGGGCTTCCATGTCGAGAACGAGGGTGAACTCCCGCCCGTCGCTAAGGACGAGCGGGGTTTCGCCTTTGATCGCGTTAGCCATTAAACAGGCTCGACGTATGCGCCGCCAGTCACAGCGCCGCTAACGGCCATCGTGACAGTGGCTTCCATCTTGCCGTCTGCGGTCACTTCGCCCTTATTGTAGCCGATAACCTGAACGGTGGTGTCGTAGGTCCACGCCAGTGTGCCCAGTTCGGGAATGTTGAAGCGGGCCGCTCGAGGATCGCCGCCAGTCAGCGCGCCCTCAATGAGCTGGTCCGTATCCGTTCCGGGACGGAAGTTCAGCGTCACCTCCAGTTCGCCGCCGTCGATCATGCCGGTGGTATATTCGCGGCGGCGGTTTGCCGACTTCAGGTGCGTGGTTTCCACGCGCTCTGCGGTGTCGCTCGGCAGTGAAAAGCTGACAACCTGGACCAGTTCCGCGAGGTTGCCGGTGGTGTCGTCAGTGCTCAGCCAGACCTCACCAGCATAGCCGGTCGAGGCTTCAGTCGTTTCAGCCATTGTGTTACTCCGTGGACCTTATGCCAGTGAATGCTCGGCCAGCAGGTCAAGACTGAGCCGATGCACATATCCGACGCCTTCAACGTCTTCCCCAAGGTCGCGCGGGCCTTCCGCCTTCGTGCGACCGAACTTGACGCCCGCGACCGTGGCGGGCTGCGCTACTGCGCTAATGATGCTTTCCGAGATCGCCCGCGCTTCCGCGTAGGAGCGCGAGAACACATCCACCTGAACCCGCGTGATGCGGCTCTCGTCATACCCGCCAAGATGCTCGGGGCGCGGGTCGCTAACCGTCTGCATCCGAAGATACGGCATTGCCGCCCCCTGCGGAACTTTCGACCAGTAAGCGCGGGTGCCGATGCTGCCCGACAGCGCGGTGGTGAGGCGCGAGAACAGCGCGCTTTGCAGGTCTGCCATTTACTTCCCCGCCTTCTTTCGTGCGCGTGCAACAGACTTGCCGATGGCGTCCTGAAGCTCTTTCGCTACGTCCGCGATCACCTTGTCGCTTTCCGAATCTGCGGCGGGCCGCATGTATGGCGCGGGCGTCATCTTCACGGTCCCGAACTCCTGCCAAGCCGCGTTGCCGCCCTCTTGCTTGCCGGTCGGGCCGGTCAGCATTGAGATCCCCGTCTGCCGCTGGAACTTGGCCGAGCCGCGCTGCCGCTTCGCCCGTTCCTTCTTCGTCGTGATGCTGTCGCGCAGGTCGCCGTCATCCACCGGAACAAGCGACTTCGCTTTGTCCTCAATGTGCTTCATCGCCTTTTTAAGCCCGCGCTGGACCGCGTTCTTGCCGGTGGTCGTACGCCCGCTGAACTGCTCAAGTTCAATGAGCATGTCCTCCAGACCCTCGAAGCCGGTTGTCTTGGTGCTGAACTTCATTGCCGCACCCCTTGACTTTTCGCTAAACTTGGTCGCTATTGCTCGGCCATGAAAAGAACCGCTCTCGCGCTAGTCGCCGCCGCCAGTGTCATGGCTTGCACGACAACCGCATCCGACCTGCGCAACCGCCCGCCAGTTCACACATTCAACACCGCCAAGCCCCCGATGCGCGTTGCCCAGTGCATCTCCGAAAGCGTCTCGAAGATCGGCTCGCCCTCAGTCCTTCAAGGTGAGAGCGAAACGACAATTACCTTTGTTCAGGAGAACGCCACGACGCTGTTCATCACCATCTCAAACGATGGCGAGGGCAAGGTCTGGCGAGTTAACGGGCTTATCCCTTATCGTTCGGCCCTTCAGCGTTGCGCTTAGGCTGCGCGAACTGCCGTAACCTCCAGCAATCCGCGCTCGGGCGTATCGGGGCTAATGCCGACCACATCCCAGACGCCGTTATGCTCGATGCGATCCTTCAGCGTCAGCCCCCGCGTCTGCGCGTTCGACAGGAATTGGAAGTTAGCGGGCTGGCTTCCCTGCTCCATAGCGGCCTGCCGACGCTCGCTGCCTTTGCCGTAGTAAACCGCTGCCCATTCTTGTCCGAGAGGCGTCCAAACGAAATCGACCTCTTCGTTGTATTCGTTCATAGTGGCTGAATATCGCTCCAGCGTGACAAGCTGGTCCCTACGTCCTGCGGTCACAGCGTATCGCCACGGATCGAATTGAGAGTGGAGGCAATCGCCATCTCGATGCCTTCGATATACTTGGCGTCGTCGCGCCCTCGGTTCTCGAAGACCTGAAACTTCAGCTGCGCCGCGATAATCAGCAGCGCCAGCTTGTCAGCCGAGGCAGCGTCCACCGTGAAGGTTATTGCCGCCGAGCCGTAGGCCGTGGGCCAAGATCCACCGACAGCGGGGTAGGCCGCGCCGTTGACTAGGCGCGCGTCCGCATAGCTCGCGCTAACGCCATCGCTGCCCATATATGCCACGCTATCAATCGAGGTTGCACCGCGAACCGGCAGGATATTGTGCCGCCCGAAACGGGGTTGCTCCCAAACGAACTGGCCGCCGTCCACAGCATAGCCGGATAGCTTCTCGACTTCAGACAGCGCGGCATCACGGAAGCCCGCAAGCACAGTGTCCTCGTCGTCGCTGGTGATATGCGCGGACAGCTTCGCATCAGCAAGCGGTAGCACATCCTCACCATCAATAGGGGTGAGGCGGCGAAGGTTGTAAGTCATCGTTGCGCCCTCCGCCGCCGCACGCTTAGTCCTGCGCCTTCAGGTTGTCTGCAACGGCTTCCTTGGCAGGCTTCTGCGCCGAAGGAACGTTGAAGTCGATCTGATTGGCCTCGGGCGGAAGGTCATCGCCCTGGCGCGGGTTGGCATCGACCGCCGGATGGCTGGTGTCGATTGCCTTGTCTTCTTTCGCGATGATAGCGCCCGAAGCTTCCATCTCGCCGTCTTTCTTCTTGGTCATTGGTATTCTCCCAAAGGGGTTGGGGCGGAACTCTCGCTCCGCCCATTCTTTGCGCTTACTTTCCATATGGTCGGGGCAGCGCCTCGCTTACCCCTATCAGTCGGTCCAGTACGGCTAGCCGTAGCGGTCGATGATCTCGTTTGCCCACGCCAGTAAGTCTTCGACTCGCTGCCCGGCAGGTTGCTGCTTAACCCAAAGTTCCAAGTTCTCGGGTCGATTATCGGATCGGTTGCCATTCTTGTGGTGTACGTTTTCGTCCTTACGGAGCGGGCGTCCGAGCACCTCGGCCATCACGGCGCGGTGCTCTAGAACGCGGCCATTCTTATTCGCCATAGGATGAGAACTATCCGTGTAAGTCACGTATCCGCTTTTCTCGACGCAGCGAGATTGTTTACCAATCTCTTTGATGGGCGTTGCTTCGTTTACTTCCCCGCTTCGAGACCACCTATGATAATGTGCGTTACACCACCCCCGGCTAACCACATCACGTTCGCAGCCATCAATTTTGCAAGTACGGATAACTTTTTGCCGCACGCGCCTTTGCGGCAATAGATTAATCTTAGGGTCTCCATGCGTTTTCCAGCGCATGTAGTGCTTTGCGCACCATCCCCGCGCCCGCTTGGGGTTTCCACAATCCGGAATCTTGCATAAAGAGAATGCAGCCATATCGAACCTCGTACGTTCGGTTGGTTAGAAGGGGCGGACTGTTACCAGCAGTTCCGCCCCTTCGTCATAGCAAAATCGGAGTATTAATCAAGCCGCTGCCATCTTAAGCGCGCGCATGTACTCAGGATTTTGGACTCCACCCCCGACCCTTTTAGTCGTGTAGAAGTGGACGAACGGCTTGTTGGTGAACGGGTCACGCAGGACGCGAAGGCCCACGCGATCGACAACCAGATAGGTCATCGCCATATCACCGAAGAGAGCCGGAACCGCGCTTGCGCCGATGTCAGGCATACCCGGAACCTCGACCACCGAATAACCGGCGAGCGAAGAAGGCTGGTCAGCCTGATACGAAGGCTGCCACAGGTAGTTGTCGTTACCGTCCTTCAGGGTGCGGATCACGCCCAGCGTGCTGCGGTTCATGTACCACTTGGCGTTGCCGTTGCGCTCACTCGGCAGGTCGTAGATGACACTCAGCAGGTCATCGCTGTCAGTGAGCGAGGTGCCGGTGCCGTTCACGGCTGCGATAGCGCCGAACGGGTGCTTCGTAGCGTTGGTCGCGCCCGTGACGTAGGTGAGGATGCCGAACGGCTTGTTCGTGCCGTTGCCGCTCAGGAAAGCGATGTTTTCCTGAATGGCGAACTCGCCCGAAACCTCGTCACGAATCCAGCCTTCAAGGTCGATTGCAACGTCATCCAGCGCCTTCTGCGAAATCGCGGGGTTAGCGTAGAGTTCGCCGGTCTCGAAGTTGAGGGTGGACAGGCCCGGAGTAGAGGTCTCGGGACGGGCGGCGGTTTCACCGACCCAACCACTGCCGACCACACCATCATTGTAAACGCGGCTAAAGCCGGTTCCGCTGATCGTGATGACCTGGGCATTGTCGCGGATGGGCGAACGCTGCTTCAGCGCATTAGTGACGGTGCGATCCCACTCGACCGGAGCGAGGTAGCCACCGTCTGCGTCGGTGCCAACGGTCATGGCAGCCTGGACATCACCCTTACGCATGTGCGCCTTAAAGGCGTTCAGGTATTCAGGGTCGGTCGGCTTCATGTCACCCTGCGGGCTGACGGTCTGCGCAGCGGCGATCTTCTCGTTCAGCGCAGCCTCAATGTCCGACATTGCGTTGTTGAGGCGGTCAACCTTCTCGTTCAGGACAACATCGTCTGCCTTGGCGGCAAGCTTCTCGTCCTGAGCAGCCTTGAACTCTTCAAAGGCGTTGTTGAGCTGAGCGACCAGAGCCTTCGGGTCGTTGGCTTCGGCACGTGGCATGGCAACAAGGCCACGCGGAGCGTTAGCGGCGAGGGCGGCAAGACCCGCGCCAGCGATCATCTTAGTCATTGTGTTACTTCCTGTCGTGAAAATGGGCGCTAGGCCCGAATGGTATCCAGCAACCCAGCAAGGGCGGTGGACAGTTCAGGGTCGCCAGCGTCCTGCGTGGCGGGGTCAGGGGCAGCGTCTTGCTTGCCCTTGATCTGGTTGAGCAGGTCACGCGCCGCCGAGCGGGGCATTTCCTTGCAAAGATTGGCTTCAGCGCGGCGCAAGGCATTGACCTGCGGGTTCGCCGCATTCTCGACCTGCTTGGTTTCATCCGCGCTCAGCAGCGTGTCGGCAAAGCCGGTTTCAACAGCCTTCTTGCCGCTAATCCAAGTTTCAGCCTTCATCATGGCCTCAACCTCGCTTGCGTCGGTGCCGGTTCGCTGCACGTAAACATCGCGCAGGGCCTCATCGAACGGTGCGAGGAAGTCAGCGACTTCGCGCAGGTCAAACTGGTTGCCCACTGCCATGACCCAAGCGTTATGGATCATCAGGAAAGACGCTTCGCCAATCTGCACCTCATCGCCAGCCATCGCGATAATCGAGGCGGCGGAAGCGGCGAGGCCCATCACCTTGACCTGCACCTTCGCCGGATGCTCGCGCAGGCGATTGTAGATCGCGATGCCCTCGAAGACATCGCCGCCGGGGCTGTTGATATTGACCACAACGTCACGGTTGCCGATCTTGCGAAGGGCCGCGTCGATCCGCTTCACCGTCACGCCTTCGCCGGTCCAGAAGTCCTCACCGATAACGTCATAAACGCTAATCGTGTTGTCATCCTCGACTGCCGCCTGAATGGCAGGCTGCCAGCGATCAAGCGCGCCCTCGCTGGTGAGGGCCGTAACCTTCTGGCTGGTGTTGAGACGGATCTTATTCGGTCGGGGCATTGTCGCCACCTCCATTGACTGCACCGCTATTAAGCCCGGAACCTTCCGGGTGCTCGGGAAGGTCGAGCAGCGCCCGAGCCTCATTTTGTTCCATGATCTGCGGCGAGCCGCCGGAACCCATCATCTTGCTGAAGAACTCGGCCTGGTCGGCCATCGAACCGCGCAGCAAGGCACGCTCATTGAACTTCGGATAAAGCCCGCTTCGGCGCTCTTCGTTGGTTAGGAGAATGCGGCTGATTGCCGATTCCCAAGCTTTGAGCCACGGCGCGAGCGTGTAGGTTGTGAAGTAGATGCCAAGCTGCTCGATCCCGCTGCCCCAGCTTGTATCGTCCATCATCAGGAACGGGCGCGGCATCCCGAACACGCGGGCGATTTCCTCGATCTGGTGGTCGCGGGTTTCTAGGTGCTGGCTGTCCTTCGCGTTCGCCTGCACGGATTGGTATTTAAGGCCCTCTTCGAGGACCAAGGTGCGGTTGGCGTTGTCCGAACCGCCGTATTCATCGCCAAGGCTCTCTTTCAGGTTGGCTATAGCTTCCTTACTCAGCTTGCCTTCCTTGGACAGCACATCGCGGATTAGTGCGCCATGCTTGAACAGCCGCGCAGCCGCTTTGTCGGCCTGCAACGCGAGGCCCAGAGCATCCGCAGCCTCATCGAGCAGCGAGATACCGTTAAGGCCATCGTCGCTATCACCCATAAGGTGAAACATATTCTCGGGCGCGATGACCCGCGTGCCGCCGTTGGAGTTGTTGACCTTGTAAGGGTCGCCCCAGTTCTCGCGCTTTTGCACCTTGCTAGGGTGTATCGGCATCAATCCGGTAATACGTCCGCGCGAGCGCAGCACTTCGGCATAGCCATTGCCATCGACCAGCGCCCAACGCTGCACAAGGCGGCGAAACTGAAAAGCGTCCTGCTGTGTGTTCGTCTTGTCGGCAAGAATCTCGAACAGCGCGTGGTCGCGGGCCTTCTTGTCATCCCCGCCATCCGCCTTCTGCAAAAGGTGCAGGGGCAGCATACCCATGACATTCGAGATGAGGTTGACACTGCGTTTAACAGCGGTGTTCCGCATCACGGTCTTGCGGTTCATCGTGGCACCGGCAAGATTGCCGCTACCGTTGCGCAGGAAGTCCTCTAGGCCTGCATCGCTCGCGAGGTCGATCACCGAATAAGCCTGCACCGGAACCGTAGGCGCAACTGCCGTAGGCTCGACGCTAGGCGGGTCAATCCAGTCCGAGATGCGTGTCAAAAAGCCCATCAGAACACCAAGATCCCGCGCTCTTCATAAACGGAGCGGCCTTCGGTTTCTTCCATGCTCAGTCCCTCCGCCATCAGCGCAGCCGTTATTCCGTCGATCTTCAGGTGGTCCTGCCCGTGCGGTTTGCGCGGATAGATATTGCCGCGCCCGTCTTCCTTCGCCGTAACGTTGGAAGCCATCCAGTCGAACATCGGGTTGCCGGGGTGAACACGCCTCTTCGCCGCAATCGCCGCCTCCATCTCCCGCATGGGCGGGGACAGCGTGCGCGTCTGCATCGGGTATTCGATAACCGGCAGCCCTTCACTCATAAGCTGCTGTGAAAGATGATGACCCTGATACGGGTCAAAGCCCAAGGCCTGCACATCCAGAAGCTTCGCCAGCTTCCGAATGTCTTCGGCCACATACTCAAAATCTGTTGCGTCCCCCGGCGTCAGGTTCAGATGGCCCGATGCCGCCCAACCGCCATACGCCGCCGAGTTCTTTGACTTGCCCTCTAGAACCTGCGCTTCAGGCAGATAGAAAAACGGCCAGTAGGCAAAGCGCCCGTCTGCCATCCTGATCTTTGCGACCAGCGCAGCAACGTCCACCTTCGTTGCAAGGTCGAGGCCGATCCATGCCTCGCACCCCGCCATCTCATCCAGCGTCAGCCCGCCATCGGCGCACGCCTGCCAATCAGACATATTCAACCAGGCATCGCGCGACGAAACCCACACGTTGAGGTGCTTCGTCAGGTTGATACCCTGCTTTGAGGGCCGGTTGATCGCCTCTTGGTGCCGCGCCCTTAGAAAGTCCTCGAAGATCGAGACGCCAAGGTTCGGGTTGGCCTTCTTCCAAACGTCGAAGTCGCGCCAGTCGTCCGCCTTGTCTATCGTGTAGATGATACCGAAGAACTGATCGTCTCCGATCACGCCCTCCAGCACATCCTCGGCAAACTTCTGCATGTCGTGGCAGGGGCCGCCAACGTTATCGCCTGCCGTAGTAATCACCAGCGCCAGCGGTTGCTCGCGAGCGCCCATGCCGGTCAGCATCGTGTCGAACTGGTCGGGCGTGTCGTGTTCGTGGTATTCGTCAATGATAGCGCAATGCGGCGAACTACCGTCCCCCGGCTTGCCGATCACCGGCTGAAAGCGGGAGCCGTCTGCTGTGTAGATCGACTTCGCCGCAACATCCGCGTCGAACTCCGCCAAGAACTCGCCGGGAGTTTCACCCGCCTGCTGCGCCATCTGCTTAGCGGGCCGGAACACTTCCCAAGCCTGCGCCTCGCTAGTCGCGCCGCAATAGACCTCCGCCCCTGCCTCGCCATCGAGGGTCAGCATATAGAGGCCGATCACCGCAGCGAGGATTGACTTGCCCTGCTTTCTCGGCAGCATGATGTAGGCTTGGCGGAACCGCCGCCGCCCTTCGCCGTCAACAAACCCGAACAGGCAAGCCAAGATGAAGACTTGCCAGTCTTCAAGCTTGATGAACTCTCGCGTCCGCGCCCACTTGCCTTTAACGTGCGGCATCAATTCCGCGAAGCCGCAGACCCGCTCCACCAGCTCGGGCTTGAACTTCCAATCCTTACGTTCGATGTCGTCCAAGAACCGCTGGCACGAAAGCCGAACCAGTCGGCAAGCGTCAATCTCGCCTTTCGCAATTGCTGAGGCGTAGGCCTTAGCGCGTTCGGTGAACGTCACCCGGCACCCTTAAGCGCGGCGAAGCCCTTCTTCTCGACCGCCTTCTTGCCCTGCGATACCTTCGACCGACTAGCGGGCGTCATGCCGAACTCTCCAAGGTAGCCTTGCAAGCGCGCGTAGTCCGCTGCCGACATCTCGCCAGTCCGCATCCGCGCGACCAGCCTAACAAGGGCCTCCAGCGCGATCATGTCCGGGTTGGACGCGACCCTCGCGTGAAGCATCCCGGCCACCTCGCGCCAAATTGCCGCAAGCCCTTCGTCCAGATAATCCGGAGCCTCGATCCCGCGAATGTCATCGTCAGCCACAGGCTCCGCCTCTCTATCAGCCAGCCTGCCGGGGTTGGTCTTTGCCGACCCGCTGACCACGTGGAGGTGCGTCGGTTTGCGTGGTCGAGCCATCGTCAAAACCTCCGAACGAATTATGCAGGAATAGAAATGTTGCTGGGGCGGCGGTGTCTAGGGTCGCAGTCTGTCAACTTTTGGTGGGGGGCGGGGTATTACGCCCAAACTGCTCCTTGGTGCGGACCTTATGGCAGTCATTGCATAAATTACGTGTGTTGCTGTCAACATCCTCGCCGCCAAGAGCCAATGGCTTGATGTGGTCCACTACGTCAGCGGCACGGACTAGGCCCTTTGCCGAGCAATCCTCACAAAGCCAGTTAGTGCGCTCCATGCGCCTCTTGCGCAGCTTTTGCCCCATGCTGCCCCTAATGCGGTTTGTGTCGCGCTTACTCTCTGGCCTCCACGCCTTGCGCTCTGGGCGCTTCATGAAGACCGGCGGAGCCTTAGCCATGCTTCCAGCGTGCCGTGTTGTAGGGCATCCGCTGCTTACTCACTGCGCAGTCTAGCCTCTACCTTGCCCTCTAGCAGTTCGCGCACAACATCGTCGCGGGCCGCATTCAGGACAAGGTTGCCGTCCTCGCCAGTCTTGAGGCGTAGAACTTGGCCCTTGATCGTGTCGTATGCGACCACCTTGGTGACCGGTTTACCGTCTAGCATGATGTCGAGACGCGCGCCGATTGCAGGGTCAAAGCGCAGATCGTCAACAGAGTATGCGGCAGGGGCCTCAGTCATCACTAACCTCTACCGTAACGGGCAGCACCATCGCAGCTATGTGAAGCAGCTTGGTGCCAATCCACATGCGGACCCCGAACGAGCGGGGCACCTTGATGCGGATCACAATGGCCTTGGTGTTAACTCGGTGGACCAGTTCAGTCATCGCGCCGCTCCCTCTCGGCATCCCGTCGCCGTTGTGACCGGTTACGCTTTGCCACTTGGTGCGCCATCACACAGCATCAGTATCGCAGGCTCGACTGCCACCTCGACCATTGCGTCAACGCGCTTGCGAGCATCCGACGCCAGCTTGGCCTGCTCAGCAAGCCGTTCCTTCGACGCCTCCAGTTTCCGCTGATACACCTCGATGCAGCCCTCTACGTCGGCAACGTCCATAGCAGCAGCCGCGCAGCACTCATTGGCCTTGCGCAGATCCTCTATCGCTTTCTCGAAGTGCTTGAGGTCCATCAGGCCCTCCGTATGTTTGCCCGCTACCAACGCTATCCCACTAGGGTCCGTGATCGGTGCTTTTCGAGGTGCGGGCTGGCCTTGTCGCAATAAGGACGCTGGCCAATGCAAAAATGCCCTCCCTTGTGCCGTGGCAACAGAGGGGAGGGCCTACGCAGGAGGCCATCCCTGCGGCCTAGCGAACTAGGACTTAAAGCCCGATGCCGAAGCAGAGCGGGAACATGGTATGCTGCGGGCCGGGCGGGGTTGGGTTCCACTCGCTAAGCGATACCCGGCGCAGGTTCCCCAACCGACCTGCATACTCCGCAGCAATCTTGAAGCAGGAAGCCACACCGCCCGCTATAGAGCGGGGACCGTCCTGCAATCTCGCTTCGGTTGCGCCTCACACCTAACGGGCAATAGGCACAATTCCGAATATCATTTACGCGCATAGCAGCTTTTCAGGCAGTGGTCAACCCCTGTTCTGCATCCGTTTGCGTTTCTATCCCCATTTCGGCCCGATTTGTTCCAATGCCTCGATTGCGCGCTTGATCGCCTGTTCGTCAGCACGATCCGCAGCCTTGCCGTGGCGCTTTGCCCAGATCAATGCGTCCAGCCATACGGGACCGCAGTCAGGGTGCAGCTCGATGCACAAGTCATCGAATGCCTTGCGGTGCTGGCGGGACATCCGCTCCACCGTCCGCAGGGTGTCCGTCAGGCGCTTTTCGCGCTTGATCTTGTATTCGCGTTCCTCTGGGTCGAGCAGGTTGTCGTTTACCGCCTGCCCGTTGATGTCGAGGCCAAGGCATGACTTCTCGCGCCCTACCGCCAGCATAGGCCAGTAGGCGCGGTGTATCTTGCGGGCGAGGTTGCGCAGGTCAAGCGCCTCGCTCGTCGGATGCCCGTTGCTGTCTGCCCCCAGGAGGCCCATGACGTAGGCCCTGCCGATGGCGTCGGACCCGTCTGCGCCATAAACGCTGAACTTGTCCTGTGTGCGCTCGGTGCCCTTGTCGAAGGTCACAGGCTGAGCCTTGAGGCGTCCGCTTGCTGTGCGCTTGCCCGCTTTGCGAGGCCGTCCGCGTCGTGCCATGTTCTATTCCCTTCCCGCTGTGCTGGTGGGCCGGACTGCATCATAGCCTTGCAGCCAGTCAGAATGCTTGCGTGCGTCGCGTTTATCCCCGCGTATCGTGGTGTTTTGCGCAGCTAGAATTGCCCGTCCGATTAGCTCGGGAATTTGGGGCACTACTGCGTTTCCGAGGGCTTTAAGGCGGTCCACCCCTCCGGGAAGCCCATCATGCCTTCCACACACGAAGGGCAGGGCGCGCCTTTGAACAGCATCGACAACATGATCTGCTTCCCGATACGCATCCGACGCTGGATGCACGGTGTTGAGACATCCCCACGACTGCGATTGTCCCCCGCCAGAGGGGTAGGCAATAAGCCAGATGCGGTCGCGGCGGTGAGGGGCACCAACGGCGCTCGCTGGTATGCAGTCCCACTCCGCGTCATACCCGAACGAGGCCAGCGGCCCGACAACGTCTCCCAACCACCCATCAAGCAGCTCTGGGCTGTTTTCCAAGACAACGTAGCTTGGTCGAATGTCGCGAATGAGCCTCTTGAACTCAGACCATAACCCGCTTCGCTCACCAGCAAGGCCAAGTCCCGTTCCGCTCGTCGATAGGTCCTGGCAGGGGAACCCTCCGCAGATGACATCGACGGCAATTCCATCGGCAGCAAGTCGCTCTGCGGTAAGCTCTCGCACGTCTCGGTAGCAGGACACATCGGGCCAGTGCTTGGCGAGGACTTTGCGGGGGAACTCTTCGATTTCGCAGAACGCCGTTGTTTCGAAGCCGACATACTCAGCACCTTCCATTGTTGCGCGTTCAAGGCCGAGGGAGAAGCCGCCTATGCCGCTGAAGAGATCCAGCACCCGAAGCTTGCGCCCGCGTATCGCTGCCTCTCGGCCCTCCTGATACTTGATGATGTCCTCAGCCATTAGGCGGCGCTCTCGATGGCTAATCCAAAGCGTCCTGTCTGGCGCTTGGATGGTGTATGATTTCTGCCCAGCGCCTTCAAAAGCACATCGCCAATCTCGCGAGCGCGGTTGAAGATCGAGCGTGGTTCGGAGGGAAAACGCCCATAGTTGATTAGCCCGATGCAGACTCCCGCCTCTTGCCCGCCAGTGTAGACGTAGGTGGTCGGCGTAACCGTGACGCAGAACCCCATTTCATCACAATAGGAGCGGCATGTCTCGATCGCCTTTGCGTGATCGCCTGCAATCCAAATCTGCACCGGATAGCTTATCGTTTCCGCACGTGTCATGTTCCGCATACTCCAAAGCAATCGTCTTCAAGGGGCAGCCCCATGCTGGGGGCGGTAAGATCGACATCGCGCAGCGGCTTCCTATCCCGATGGAGGTAGGCAAGGCTGTCCATGCCCTTTAGAGGGGTGCCGCCCTCACGCATCATGTCATCCACGCGACAGGCGTGTTCAAAATCTTCCGGCGAAAGTTCGCGCCAGCTCTCGTCACTGCGATAAGGGCATATCCGACAGCGAGAACGCGGCGGGATTTTGATTTGTCGCTCCGCAAGATACCGTTCGCAATCGCCTCGCGTCATATCGGCTTCAAGCAGGGGGTAACGCACGGACTGCCAGGGCTTTGCCGGAAATCCTCCAGCGCGGCGCTTCTCGTCCATACTGATGCCGATCCACACCTCAACAAGCGTATCCTTCGGCGGCTTCTGCCCCTTAGTCAGCCCCATCATCTCGCGGATTTTAGCGGTCACAGCGTCAATCTTGAGCGAGGCTGTGCATGTCCGCATCATCTGCCCCCCATCCTGCAAGTAGAGAGGGAGGGTGGCGCGCTGGCCTATGTCATTCGGGTTCTTGCCCCGCTTGATGTGTTGGATTATGTCCCCGCGCTGCACCTTGTAGATGGGGAACGGGATCATCGGCTCGATGTAATCAAGATACTCCCACACCTCCTTCGGCTCGTCGCCCGTATCAGCGACAATTGCGGCATCTGGCATCGGCCCGATGTCGCCACGCGCGGCCATGACGAGCAACGTAGACGTCTGCACCCCGCCGCCATGCGAAACCACCCGCATCGTCGGGTTAAGAATGGGCCGCGAAAGTAGCGGGTTGTGGTTCTTCCATACTGCTTCCATCACTTCCTCCCCGCCTGTTTCATCCATGCCTTCACGTAATCCGCCCTTGGGGCCAAATTGCCGGTTCCGTATTCGCCGTCTTTCCAGCGTTGGCGGATGACTTCGGTCGGCTCGTTGCCGAAGCAGTCCGCGATGAACTTCCCCGCACCTTCGCCAACCTTCATGCGACATCGCTATCGGCCCAATCGCGACCGACCTTCCCCGGTATGTGAACCGACACATCGAGCCGCATCCGACCGGCCAACCGATGCGCAAGGGTATAGGCCGCAGCCTGCCCGCCGAACTTGGCGTCGCAGTCACCGAATACGGCAACCTCCTTCACGCCAGCAGGCGGGGTCCACTTCGACAGCATCGTTGAATTAATCGCGCTCCAGACCGGAATGCCGAACCTTGCGGCGGCGGCGAAAGCCGTCTCGATACCCTCGGCAATGCCCAACCGTTCGCCATGCACCGGGAACAGGCGCACCGCCGATCCCTCCGGCAGCGAACCGGGCATCATGGCGCGGGGGTTATCCATATCGGCCTTGCCGTCTGGGCCAAGGAACGTGCGGTGTATGTTAGCCGCATCCCCATCGGCTCCCTGCACAAGTGCCAGGAGGGCGGGGCGCTTCACACCATCAGGCGCGGGGCACTCTGCCACGAACCGCAGACAGCTAGGCAGCGACTTGGGCAGCGTGGCGCGGCTCGACAGGTAGGCGAATGCCGGATCGCCCGCTGTAATGCGCTGGCCCGAAGTCCAGAGCCGGTTCAGCATATCGGCGCGGGTGCGCTGATCGATCTGCTTCGGCATAGGCTCGCGCTGGACGTTGCCCACGATCTCATCGACCTTTTGCGCCGCCGTGGCGAAGTCCCAGCCCTTAACCTGCATCAGCAAGTCAAAGCCGTTGCCAGCGCCACACTGGTTGCAGATATAGCCACCGTTGCCGTGCTGGTTGTCCCAACGGAAACGGTCGGTGCCCTCGCACATCGGGCAGGAGCCGTGCTTACCGGTCAGGTGCCGTTGGTCGATGCCCAGCGATAGCAGGATGCCCCGCCACTTGCCGCGCGCCATGTCCGCAGTCCTCGGTTTCATCGTTTCGCCTCCCTGCGCTTTGCAAATCGGATGTCTTTGGCCTTCACGAAGCCCAGCACCTCGGGCGAGGGCGTTGCCGAACGCTCCTCCAGCCCACGCGGCCAAACTCCGAACTTGTCGCGGTATGCGTGTGCCAGCCAACCGGCAGACCGTCCGCGCTGGTTGCGGATCGAAAGAAGCTCCGAATACCAGCGTTGCTTGTCGGCCATTGTCGGTTTCGCCTGCTTCGGTGCGACCTCGACCAGCTCGCCTTCCTCGAACTCGATTTCACTCTGCCGCTCGGGCTTGAAGCCGCACGAAGGGCAGGGGCCGCGCGTTTTCAGCGTTCCGCAGGACGGGCATTCGCGGGGCAGGTTCTCCGGCTTCTCGGCCCGCTTGCTCTCCAGCTTTTCCTTGCCAGTCAGCAGGCGGTCATGGTGGATGTCGGTCACAAAGCCGAGCCGTGCATGGTTGTCCGCGTGGTCGAGGATCAGGCAATCATCCTTGCCCGCTGCGGTGCGCAGGCCGCGACCGATGCACTGCACGAACAGCATTTCGGACTTGGTAGGACGCGCCATCACGACGCAGCGCACATCGGCATCGACGCCCGTTGTCAGCGTCCCGACATTGACGATCCCGGCAATCTCACCCCGCGCCATGCGGTCGAACAGCAATTGGCGCTCGACCAGATCCACATGCGCATCGCAGTAGCCCATCGACACGCCGGAAGCGGCGAACTGCTCTTGGATTTTGCGGGCGTGGGCGCGGTTGACAGCGAACACCAGCGTCGGGCGTCCCTCGGCCCGCTTTAGCCAGGTCTCGACCACATCGGCCACCAACCGGCTTTCGCCCATCACGTCGCCAAGCTGGCCTTCGTGATAGTCCCCCGCCACGGTTTTGACGCCGCTAAGATCAGGGTGAGACGGGGCGAACACACGGAACGGAGAGAGCCAGCCCGCGTCGATAAGCTCCTGCATCGAGACGGGGCTAACTAGGTCTTGCCAGTCCTCGGCCATGCCGCGCGCCCAAGGCGTAGCCGACAGCCCGATAAACGTGCGCTTGCCATCCTGTTGCATCCATTCGCTGATCGCCTTGAACCGCAAGTGGCATTCATCGACCACCACAACCTCGCACTCGGGCAGGAAGCGGCGGGAGATTGTTTGGACCGAAGCCACCTGGACGGGGGCCGCGTAGTCAGTGCGAGGGTGGCTCGCTTGCAGAACGCCGATGTGGTCGATGCCTTCGCGCTCGAAAGCTTCGACGGTCTGGTCGATCAGGCTGATTGCCGGAACGGTGAAGCAGACACGGTTGCCCTTGCGGAGGGCGCCAGTCACGATCTCGGCTGCGGTGCGGGTCTTGCCTGCGCCAGTAGGCATCTGGAGGACGATGCGGTTGTTACCGGCCATGAACGACCGGCCAAGCATCGCCATAGCCTTGCTCTGGTGCGGGCGAAGCGGACGGGGCTGGAACGGCTCAGCCTTGAACAGTGGGAGCGCGCTCACTTGCCGCCTCCCACAACGCGAAACGGCTTGTCGCCTACCTCATCCCTAAAACTGCTACCTTGGCTAAGGCCACCTCCACCTTCACCTTCACCTCCACCTAGGTGCATTGCATTTGCATTGCATTTGGATGCGTCTTGCTGCTGCCACCGGCTGTTCGCTGCGGCCTTCCTTTTGGCGCTCTTTTCGCGCACATAACGCCACTCTTTCAGCAGGCGCTTTTGGTAGATGCGGCCACCGTCTCGGGTCCATTTTTCAAGGACTTCCGGCGAAATCTTGCGGAAGCGGGCAGGCGTGATGCCCGCGATCTTCGCAAGGTCTTTCTCGTTGTCGGGAAGCGAGCAATCGGGGCTGTTCCAAGCCTCCATCATCAGCATCAAGAACAAGCCGTGTTGCTCAAGAGTGAGGCGAAAATTGTCGCGCAAATATGCGTCCGGGAATACCGGAATATGGCTCGGCTTGCTCATTGCAGTAGCTCCGCGAATGTCTGGAGGCGCATGACAATGAGCGTTTCGCCGTGGTCCTGGCGGAAAGCTGCAAAGTCCGCGCCGTCGAGTGCTTCGGTGAAGAACTTGGGCAGGGCCTTGCGGCGCTTGGCTTCCCCGCTGAATACGGTCTTGCCGTCGAACCCTGCCGTCACCTCGACATCGTTCTTGGCGTATTCAGTGGCACCAGAGAGGGGCACACGGCGCGAACGCAGCCCGAAGGCGGCGAAGTCCTGCACCAGCTCTCTTTCGTAGTTCGCACCACGGCGTTTGTTGTTCTTGCCGCGACGGACGTTAGCCGGGTCAGCCATTCCAATGCTCCCCCTTGCAGATCGACAAGGTGGCCGAATGGCTAAGTCCGAACTCGCGAGAGAGTTGAGCGACTTGACCGTAGCGGCCACAATAGCGGCGCTTGATTTCACGCGCTTGCGCAGCGGTGATTTTTGCGCGCGGGTTGTTCTCGCCTATGGGGGCGGTGCCGTGCTTGCGGCGGTCGCGCTGGTTCTCCAAGCACGTTGCCCAGCGAAGGTTCGAGAAGTGATTGTTGAGCGGGTTTCCATCGCCATGAGCGGCATGATGCTTGGACGTAGGCGGTGTGCCGTGCCACGCCTCACACACCAATCTGTGCGCAAGGAGCATTCGCTTTTTCCCGTCGATACTGAGCTTATACCGAAGATAGCCGTTGTGCGTGTTGCCACGCGGGCGGAAACCAGCCTTGCGGGTCACACCATCAACAACGCGCTCAATATCTCCGTCTTCGCTGATCGCGTAGTCGGGGAGCCATTCAAGGGTTCGCCATTCCTTGCCCATTATTCGCCGCCCCTGTGAGCGCACGAACGGGCAGCGCCGCACTTCATGCAGGGCGTGCTGTATGTGACAACCTTGTAAGTGGGGCGGGGGATCGCATCGCGTTCAGTGACCCCTTGACCAGCATCAGCGCCGCTTACGGTGCTCCAGATAAGGCGGCTCGGTGTCTTGGGGACTCCACCGGCAAGCATCGTCTCGATTGCCTGCGCCAGCGCCTCAGAGCCGCGCTCCATGTGCGTGTGATAGTCTTCGTCCTGCTGGACGATGCTCGACTTGGCAGGGGCAGCGTAATGCGCCTTCGGGCGATAGCCGGTAACGGGGGCCTGCTTCGATACGGGAGCAGGGGCGTTGCGCTTGAAGTAGTCACCGACCACCTTCTCAAGCATCTGCTCGTCGGTGATGACGTTAGCCAGCGAGGCGCGCATCTGTGCGGGGGAGGTGTAGTTGCCCATTATGCAGCCCTCCGCGCGTTGTCCTCGTCCACGATGGCTTGCATCTGCGGGATAAGCTGGCGGAACAGGGCGGCGAGAACAGCAGTGTCCACGTGGCAGCGGGTGCCATCGCGCAGACGGTCGATCATCTCCGCAACCGCGTGGCCAAGGTTCGCAGCAACCTCCATGTCGTTGGCCGGATTGGAAACCGAACGGGTCAGGCTGGCCCAGCCCATCTCTTCAAGGATCGCGGTTGCGACCGGCGAGTGAAGACTTGCCACGTTGAATAGGTCGGGCAGGGACGGGCAGGATGCTTCCGACATCCACTTCTCGACCGTGCGAACCTGAACGTCCGCAGCTTCGGCAACACGATCTTTGCCGTGTTCCTTGACTGCCGACTGGATGCCTTCCGCTGCCAACGCCTTCGCGCGAGCGTTCGTAAGAAAGGCCGCTTTCCGAACGACCGCGTTGCTAAGCATTGGTATCACTCCAATCATGAGGAAAGGACAAAACATCGGTGCGAGTAGAGCCGCTATGGTGGCGGCTCCGCACATGCTCGTTGAGGCGAAGAAGGCCGAAGAACACGGCCCACATGACGATGCAGACAAGCGCGAGGATCATGCCGCACCTCCAAAATTGTATATTCTCGCCAAAGGCTTATCCCGATGCGGGACAGGTGTTTTTGCGCAGATTGACCGGACTCGATCCGGCATGTTGACTACCGTTCCAAAAGAGAACAGGGAGGGAACATGCACCGAAAAGGAATGCTCGTTATGTCTGAGGGGCCGCCGACCTTTTGTGAGGAGCGCGGCCTGTTTATCCTGTCCATCCCATGCGGCGGGCGCGACCTGCGCTTCGGTTTCCTGCCGCACGACTTCTTGCAAGCCGTCGAGGAAAGCCAAGCTGTCGCTGAGGGCTTTTTCGAGAAGCGCGGGGCGATCCCATTCAGGCGAACCGGCTAGCATCACGCTGCGCGTCCCTGCGCCACGCCTGACATGAGTTCGTCAGCACCCGCCGCGCCTTCGCTTACGAGAAGCAGCCAGCAGTCCACCGGAATGCGCTTGCGCTGCTTCCAGGAGCGGATGGTATGAATGGACTTGCCGGTCAGCTCGGCCAAAGGCTCGACCCCTACGGCTTCGATGATTTCGGTGTGGCTACGCATAACGGTGTTATGCAATATGCGTTACCGGAATGCAAGCGCCTTTTGCGTAATTCTTTCAATTATTCTCAAGGCATGGACACGCCAGCAGACAGATTGCGCCACGCCCGAGTGCGGGCAGGGTATAATACGGGCAAGGAAGCAGCCGAGGCGCTAGGCTTTCCCGTCTCCACATATCTAGGCCACGAAAACGGCAGTCGAGGCTTTCCCGCCAAGAAAGCAGCTATTTACGCCCGGCGCTATAAGGTGACGGAGGAATGGCTCTTATATGGCAAGGGCGATGCTCCCGGAGAGACGGACGATCCCAAAGCCGAGGTGGTGCGACTCTTCCGCCAGCTACCGCCGATTAAGAAGGCAGAAGCCATCGGATACCTGCGCGGATTGGCAGAAGTGCAAAAATAATGCAATTTGCGTTTGACAAGGGGTAACGCATAAAGCATAACCGGCTCCACAAAGGAGTTGGTTTATGAACGCATTTGCACGGATCGAGGCTGGCGAGCCATGCCGCATCGCAGAAGCGATGGACGCGGAAGGCGTGCGCCTGATCGAACGCCTCACCATTGGCTTTCGCGTCGTCATGAAGGACGGGCGCGAGGCCACCGGCTTCACCCCGCGAGGCGCGATTAGCAACGCTACCGAGAAGGTGGCGGCATGAGCGACGGCGCCATTCTTCGCTACGCAGTGTGCCTTCTCTGCATTTTGCTCGCTTGCTCAAGTCAGCACCGCCCCACCAAGGTGGTCTGGGGCCTTACTTCGCTTGCATGGTTCATCGCCTTCATCTTGCACGAGGTGGCGGCATGAACACGATATATCTCGACATTGAGACGATCCCGAACCAGTCGCCGGAATACCGCGCCGAGGTTCGCAAGAACATCAAGGCCCCTGCCAGCTACAAGAAGCAGGAGAGCATCGACAAATGGATTGCGGAGAATGGCGACGCGGCGGCTGACGAGATCGTCGCCAAGACCAGCTTCGATCCTGCGCACGGCCATATCTGCACGATTGGCTTTGCGATTGGCGATGGCGAGGCGCAAGCCGTTCATGCGGAGGCCGAAGAGTGCGAGCAGCTTATCATCGAAAGCTTCTTCGCGGC